CTCATAACATAACAGGGAGGTTATACCATGAACACACCGACACCAAAGCAACGCGACATTATACAGCTATACACCGAGAACATACAGCAAAGCAAGACATACCAGCAGGGGCAAGCTAAGCAAAACATGCTAAAAGGTTTTTTATATGGGTTGTGCGCTTGCGGCTATATGTCCATGACCGAAGCAAAAGATATAATCCGGAGGTGGTGCTAAAATGGCGGCAATGTTTGTTTGTTTGTGTGCAGTATTAGCAATAAGCGCGGGTATGTTTTTTACCGCTTGGATTGCTGTACGGTTGAAGGGCTGCAAAATTAGCCTGAAAAAATTTTTTATTTTTCTTGATAAAAACTATTGACAAAAGAAAAAATATGTGATATTGTAGTTTCGCAGTCGAGAGAGACTGACAATAAAAATGGAGGCAAGACACTATGAAAACATTCAACATCACATTTACGAGCGACCCCGAAAGCAGTATATATTCCGCTAACCTCGTAAACGCTGAAAACGCAGAACAAGCAACCGCATATTTTCAGACGCTCGGCGACTATAAAATTGTAGGTTGTACCGAGACCAACGAAGAGCCGAAGCCGGGACAGCCTGTCCACACCGTACCCGAAGGATGGGAAGCGCCCGAAGAAGAAACCGCGCCCCGCACCTATGACGAAATCACCGCCGACATTCTCGCATACTTCAAAGAGAACGAAGAAGTCTTCAATGATTGCATCGAAGAACTAGACAATTATAACGGTTATCTGTCCGACGACCACTGGTATAATATGGACGACCTGCCCGAAATTGTCAACACGTCCGACGCGTTCGCATTGCTCAACATGGCATACTTCGGCGACGATTTGGACGACTGGCACACGGACGAGAACGGACAGAAACAGTATAACAGTTTTAACCCTAATCGGGAATATTTCCGTTTTAACGGTTATGGCAACCTTGAGAGCTCCAACTGGAAAGACTACCGCGACCATATGGACGCCTACGCAGTGAGGCAAATGGACCAGTACCGCTCAGAAGTCGACAGCATCGACGACGACGAAACACTGGCGGCGCTATTTGATGAATTAGAATCAACGGAAGAATAAAAAAAATAAAAAATAGGAGAGATAAGAATGACTGGTAAGGAATATATCGACAACGCCATAACAAATGGTAAAGATGTAACACGCTGTTATGCAAACGGACTAGCTTATGTTTTTATCAAAGAGCCTGATGGATGGATTAGCATTTTGCAACGGCAACAAAACGGCGACTACATACCAAAAATACAAGCAAAAGACGAACCGCACGCAAAAAGCTATATTGATATGATTGAACCATTGACAGTTTCCGCAAATATAATCTAACTACAAACTATTAAAAAGCGGAAAAATAAAAACATGCTGCGCTAACGGCAAAACGGGCGGGAGGCTTTAATCATGACATATTATAAGGTTAAACCGGAAGCCGACAATAAGCGCTTATGCGTTATCAAGCGGGGCGCATATGTAAATTGTGGAGACTTCCTCATAGCAAAAGAATTATACACCCCGAAAGAGTGGGAAAAGATAGTCAAAAGTCATGTTTTCGGGTGCAGTCCTGCCCACTGCGTCGAGGTTGTCGAAGTGCCGAAAAATAAAATATACTGGGCGTGAATTTTGCCGGGTGTTCTGGGTGAAAACTCGGCACGACGGTATACTTGAGCTTTACGCGCCGCACAAGTCCGCTATTTATTCCGTTTTGGGGCGTTATCATGTATTGAAAATTATGGAGATAAACTGAACATGAACGAAAATATAAAAGTAAACCACATCACATTTTAACGGAAATACCCCTGTTTCGTTGTTTGTGCCTGAACACAAGTATTGTACTTGTAAACACTAAAACGCGAAACAGGGGCTTTTCTGTGTAAAATAAAGGCATATGCACACATTGTGCCCGATACAGATACAATAGAACAGTCCCGTGCAGCTTTGCCGGGGCTTTTTTATCGTTTTTCGATAAGCCCGTTTTCTCAAAAAAGTTGTAAAAACGCACACATTACGCGTCTTTAATTTTTCCCAGCCAAAGGTATATACATATATATGTACATAGATATATACGCATATATGTATAATCGCATGCTGTTATATATATACATCGTCTTTAATTTTTCCCAGCCAAAGGTATATACATATATATGTACATAGATATATACGCATATATGTATAATCGCATGCTGTTATATATATACATATTGATGTATATATAGTCAAATATATACATACACTTATTTATTTTTGTGTGCGGATATTTATTGAAATGTCGGTCATATCAGTGTATAAATTGATTGAAATGTTATGGTGTGTATACTGGACATCGGCTACTCAAACATGATTTACTTATTCATACCAGCATGATTTACTTATTCATATATGAATATCATACATAAACTTATGCTTGACAAATGTATTGATTTATGTAATAATAGAAGTGAGGCATTGTGTGTATATAGATATAATTAAAATTTGTTTATATTTATAAACAAATAAAGCCGTTATGTATACAATAATAAACATTTTACATTTATGCAAATACTATTGATATACAACAGTTTGTTTGTAAATATCTATTTATACACCAGTTGGAAAATCAAAATTGAAATTTGAGTTTGTATATCGAGTTCAAAAATTCAATTCCAAAATCGGACTTTAGAATTGAAAAAGGAGAGGTAAATTCCAAAATGAAAATTAAAACTTTACTTTCTAAAATCGAACCTGACTTTCTAAATCAATATTTGAGTGCTTGTGGGGTGCAAGATGTAGAAAAGTATTTGAAAGCTGATATTTCTAATTATGATAACCCCTTTGATTATCCAACTATGGACAAAGCTATTGCTGTTTCCAAGTGTGCTTTTGATATGGCAAAAAAAGTTGGTATTGTTATTGATTGCGATGCAGACGGTTATTGTTCTGCCGCTATTGTTTATCAGTTTTTACAGATTGTAAACCCCGAAATGGAAATTCAAATTTTCAATCACAAAGGCAAGCAGCACGGCTTGAAAGATTTGTGGCGGCAGATTGCAAAATCGAAAGTGGAATTTTTAATTGTTCCTGACGCCGGAACAAATGATGTTACACCGTGTCGGCACTTGTGTGAAAACGGAATTGACATTTTGATTTTAGACCACCACGAAATAGAAAAAGCAAACCCTTATGCGGTTGTTGTAAATCCTCATTCGGGCAATAGATTAAACTCGGCATTAAGTGGCGCTGGCGTGGCTGATAAATGGGTTCAGGCTTATTGCTATATAAATAATATTGCGTATCCACATTATGAAAATCTTGTGGCGGTTTCATTGGCGACAGATATATGCAGCATGGCATCTCCTGAAAACAGAACATATATGCAACAGGGGCTGTCACATTTGGAATTTGAAAATCCTTTTATTGCTTATCTTTTTGCACATGCATATAATCAAAGTCGAACGCCCGAAGGGATTTCTTTTGGTATTGCGCCTTTGGCAAATGCTTTGGCAAGAAGTGATTGCCAAGATAAAAAGGATTTGTTTTTTTATGCCTTGAACTCAGTGTCGGACATGGAATTTGCTGAAGCTATGAAAAAGCTGCGCGCCATTAAATCTCAACAAGATAAGCGCGTAAAGATGATTGTTGACGGTTTCAATGATGTGGATGTATCACATAAGGTTGTTACAGTGTTTGTGGATAAACAAGATGCTGGATACACTGGGCTGATTGCTAATAGGTTGTGCGGCACATATAGAAAACCAGTTTTTGTTTTACGAGAAAAAACTGATAAGACTTGGAGCGGGTCTTTGCGCAGCCCTTTCGCGCTATTAGATATAGTCAATGCGTCAAAGTTAGCCAAGTGTTCGGGGCATCTTTCTGCTTGTGGAATTGAGGTAAAAAAACAGAATTTAGAACCTTTAATTAGTCATTTGGACGAAGTGTTAAATACTGAAACAGAGCCATCCGTTGAGGTTACGGCTTGCCTTGCACCGTCTCAGGTTACATTAAATTTGTGTGAACTTTGTCAAGATAACGCTATACTGTGGGGCAAGGATATTCCTGCTCCGACATGGTATTTTGAATGTGTTTTATCGAAAAACGATATACAAGTTTTAGGCAAAAAACAAAACACTATTAAATTTGTTAAACATGGGGTTGAGTTTATTAAGTTTAATGCTGATGAAAAACTATTAAACACCTTAAACAAATCAACTTTTATGCTTAAAATGGTCTATAAATTAAGTGTGAACGAGTGGCAGGGCGTTAAAAAGCCGCAAGCAATCATTGAGCAGTATGAGATTGCAGAAGCCAGAACCGAAAAAGAAAATTTGGATTTTGAAAATATTTTTTGAAAAAAGTGTTGACAAATAATTTCTGCTGTGCTATAGTAAAAACAACAAATAACGCAGGAGGGTATAACGCAATGGATTTTACTTGTCAAGGATGCCAAAACAGGGCAATAGGATGTCATGCAACATGCAAGAAGTACAAGAGCGAAAAGGCTGCTCACGAAGAAAAACGCAAGCAAAAAGCCGCAGAATTAGAATATAGAGCTTATTATCATGATAGAGCAGAACGATTGTCGCGCATTAAACAAGGCGCAAGTTATGCAAATGCTCAGCGTAGAAGATTTGGGTTGTAATTAAATGGTGTTTGTTAAGGGGGTATAATTATTAAAATTTATGTAAAAATATTACCTTTGCTTCTGATTTCTTTTTTGTGTTTTTATTATACATCTTTGAAAGTGTTGGCTGTTAAACCTAAACCCATCCAAGAGAGCATGACGAATTTTCAAGTTTGTAATTTAACATTGCAAACAACGCCGCCAACAAAAATTGAAAGAACTTACTATGAAGTGCCGTTATCGAAAGAAGTTCAAGACTATATTTTTGAATTGGCTGAAGAATATCATGTGGACAGTTCTTTGATTTTTGCTATGATTGAAACCGAAAGTAATTTTGAAATCGGGCTTGTAAGTCGTACAAATGATTACGGGCTTATGCAAATTAACAAGTGCAATCACAAGAGGCTTCAAGAGCAATTGGGTGTGGTTGATTTTTTAGACCCCAAACAAAACATCTTGGCTGGCACATACATGATAAGCGGACACTTGGAAGCAAACAACGGAGACTATACCAAAGCGCTTATGTGTTATAACATGGGGGCATACGGAGCAAGAAAAGCATGGGCAAAAGGTATCACCAGCACCAGCTATACAAAAAAAGTCCTTGCGGCTTTAGAAAAATATACAAAGGAGTAATGTTATGATTATCTATTCGGAGAAAACCAATAAGCAATATGAGACTGAAGAAGAATGTCTCGCGGCTGAGAGAGAGTACGCTGAATGGGTTAAAGCAGCAAAAGCAAAAGAGCATCTGCGCCGCGATGAGTTGAGAAAAGCCCGACAGGAATATCTTGACGCTCGTGAGAAGTATGTAAATTTTTTGCGCGAATACGGAGACATAAGAGAAACTTTTTCTGTAAAAATTTTTTGAAAAAGTGTTGACAAACTGATTTTTCTATGATACAATCATAGCAGTGGTGGGAAAGACCACTAAATGAAACATCCTAATGCGGGCAAACAAGTTTTGAACAGTTCAACACTTTCTTGCCTTATCAGGGTTGTTTGATTGCCTCCTAAAAAATATAAGCCACGCTCGTAAAAATGGCTGCTGGTAAACCAGTCCCCCGTGTAAGTCAGGTTGAGCAAATATGTCAGCGATGAACCAAATGGTGAGGTTTAAGGGGACACGCCCCGAATATTGCTGGTTCGAGTCCAGCCGCTGACCAATGTCGACAAGGCTCGTGCGTGATTTTTAGGCAGCAGTGATAGCGTGCGAGGGTAAACAACAAATTCAACTGTTGCTATGGTTAGGTTAAGCCATTAAACAGCTGTTGACGCATACAGTTGTTTTACGAAAGTTAACCAGCGTAGTAATCTTCCGACGGTATCGACAAATATCGAAAGTGTACACCAAGATTGCGACTGTTCAAGTAGTTTTCGCCTTATAACACTTTGAGCAGTATGTAAAAGGCGAAGGTTAGGTCAAGCCTGTTATTACAGAGTTTTGCGTGAACTCTGCAAGTTGGCTATGGGACGGAGAGAATGACGGGTTTCTAACAGTTCTTGAATAAACAGAGCCTCAGGAGACGCTTTCGGTACAAAACAATGTGACGATGTTGTTTTTGTCTCCTGTAACGCTGCTAAAAGTTAAAGAAACTGTATTATTTTTGTCAAGACTTAGTTACCGCTTCGCTGGGTTACCGCTTCCGAACCGGAATAAGTCGCAAACAGGGCTGTATTTTATTTTTGCAGCCCTGTTTTTTCATCAAAAAATACAGAAAATATACTTGACAAAGCATTTCTGTGGTGATATACTAAAGAAAACAAGACAAGGAGGACTTCTTATGAACCAGCGTTATGTGGATTATCTACAGGGCGAAAAGAAATCAGAAAACACAATTAAATCTTATTTGCATGCGATTTCCGAAATGGAAAGCATAGCAGGCAAAGAAGGACAAGAAATGTCCACTGCAGACTTGCTCAACTGGAGAAACAAAGTTTCCAAAAATTCTGCGGCAACGATGTGTTTGAAGATGTCCGCTGTGCAAAGCTATTTCAAATTCCTTGTTATTATGGGAGTAATAGAGAAAAATCCAGCTGAAAATATGAGTCGCCCCTCTGTTAAGCATAAAGAGAAACAATATATTGAAGGCTTTATGGTTCGCGCAATGATAGACAAGGCTACAAACATTAGAGACAAAGCAATTATTCTTTTGTTGGCAACAACTGGGCTGCGTATTAGCGAGTTTATAGGGTTGACAAAAGGCCAGTATGAACAGGCTATCCGAGATGTAGACCATGCGTTGGTTATTAAGGGCAAAGGCAACAAAGAGCGTGTTGTGTTCTTAACAGATGAGATTGTTGACCTTATCGGGAAATATATACCGATTAGAGACGAGAAAAACAAAGGTTTTGATAATTTGTTTTTGTCCAATCAAGGCGCACCCATGCAAGAGGAGCGGATTTCCAAAACACTAAAATTGGTCGCAAAGAAAGCAGAAATTCCGTTTTGGGAGAAGATAAGCCCGCATTGGTTAAGAGCAGCTTGTGCATCCATCAAATTGGAAAACGGCGCGCCTGTGACGGCAGTGCGTGATTTGTTGGGGCATAGTTCTATTGCTGTTACCAATGTGTATGCAAAATCGAGCCGCAACGCAGTTAAAAATATTTGCTTGGACAGCGGTTTTTGAAAGGAGAATTTTTATGTGGGTTGAAAAAATTTTGGATGCTATCCATTTTCAATGGGAGGACGAACCGGAAGTAGAATGGGCGTGTTACGCGTATTTGAAAGAACACAGCAATCGCCTTATTGCCGCTCATGCCCGTAGAAGAATTAAGCGTATGCATCGGTGTGTGAAATGTGGACGATTGTTGGTGGACTATTGTGTGTGCACAGGACACGGTGGGTATTGTGCAGAATATGCTTGCCCACACTGCGACTTGGGGGATGATTAAATGGATAAAGACACAGAATTTTACAATATGGTAAAAGACGCTATTGAGCTAAAACTAAAGCAGCAGTTTGTAAATGGGCTTGTTGGCGGGTTTAAGGCGGGATGTGCGGCTTGTTATGAAGAAGTAAAGCAAATGACTTCGGCAAAGCAAATTATTAAGACGCTTAAAGAAAAAGCTGAAAAGGAATATAGCGAAGTAAATTTGCCTTTTAACGGCTAAAGCAATCAAAGCCTTTGCTTTGTTTTTAATATAAATTATTTTATGATGATAAGGAGATTATGTATGAAGAATGTATTGAACAAAACAAAAAACTATTTCCGTTGTATTGGCACGGTGTATGAAAAGGCTTTGGAGCGCAAGGCGATTAAAGTTAAGCAGTTTGACGTTGACAAAAACCCTGCGGGCGAAGTCAACGGCGAAGCTATCACGGGTAAAATCGCTATTCGCACCGCTAATGGCATTATGACTTTTGGCGTTTATTATTCCACCCCCTCAGCCTATCCCGACAAGGATGGAAATTATAATGAGAGTCGGCAGTGGGCAATGGCTAAGAAAATGATGGAATGGGTTCCTGAAATCAGCGGGAATGGAGAAACTCCGTCTGAGGTTAATGTTGAGGGGACTGTTGAAATCAACGACTATAACAAAGATGGCAAGGTATATTCAGGGCTTCGTTGGCGCATCAATCGTGCTGAACACAGTGTTGTGGAGAACACTGGTTGTTCTTTGAACGCGACCTGTTACATTTACTCTATCGTTCCTGAGGTTCGCAATGAGGAAGAAACTGGGCGACTGGTTGTTACTCTCTATGGCGCAAACAACAAGGGGCAGTGCTATCCCATTACGGCTATTGTCGCGGAAGATTTGGCAAAAGATTTTGAAGATGCTTACACCGCTGAAGATACTGTCAATTTTGACTTTGACCGTATTATGCGACATGTCGGCGGCACAAAGAGTGGCAAGAAAGCATTCGGCAAAACCAGCGCAGTAACGGTGAACAGTGGTTTTGACGTTGAGGAACTGATTATTGTTGGCGCGGATGAGCCGATTGAAGAACCCGACGAACTTACCACTGAAGATGAAAACGGCAATGAGGTTGAGGTCAAGACTGATTGGATTCATCCCGCAACTATGAAAAAGGCAATCAAGGCGCGCGCACAGATGTTGGAAGAACTAAAGAATAAAGAAACATCTACGACTGCAAAGACAAGTTCTTTCAAGGCTAAGAAAGCAGCAATGACCAAACCTAAGACAAAGACCGATGATGATTTTGAGGGTCTTGATGATTTCGACGAAGATATGCCGTTTTAAGGTGAGGTGAGTTTGATGGCAAAAATCAATTTGAGAGAACTCAAGCCCGAACCTATAGTGAAATCGTTGAAAGGGCAAAAAATATATTTGTACGGTTCTAATGATACAGGCAAAACTTTTCAAAGTGCTAAACTGCCAAAGCCTTTGCTGTTAATGACAGAACCGGGTGGTAATGCGGTAGCGTGCCCAAAACAGACTGTTACTAAATGGGCTATTTTTAAGGATATTGTTTCGCAGTTGACATCAGAACGCGTTGACAAGAACGATAAAGATGGTCGCCTTGAATGGGAAACCATGCAGGATTTGTTTTTGACGATAATTATTGATACCGTTGACAATCTTGTGGATGAGGCTGAAAAATCTGTGTGCCAAGAATTTGGCGTGCGAGATTTGAGCGAAATTGACAAAAGCGAAGCTAACGGCTGGGCTATTTACCGTAAGGATTTCAAAACACAGATTGACAAGTTGTGTCAGTTTGGTTATACGGTTGTTTTTATTGGGCACGAAGAAGTGGAGACGCGCGACGAGAACGGAAACAAAGTCACCAAAAAGACCAAGGGGGGCACTTACTATGAATTTGTGCAACCCAAGGGTAGCGGTAACGAAAAATCGTCTACCCGTTTTGTGCGTGATATGTGCGATTTTTGTATGTATTTGCGTCCGAACGGAATTGATGAAAATGGCGTGACAATTCCTTCCACAGCAATTTGCAAAGAAACAAAGTTTAGCTTTGGGCGTAGCCGATATGCAATTCAAACTTATATTGACCCCTTTAATGCAGCAAATTTGCAGGATGCAATTTTTGCAGCCATTGAGAAAACCGCAAAAGACGAGGGGGCGAGTTTGTGTGGATGGGAAAAGAAAGATACCAGCCTTAAAGCGCAAGACTGGATTGATATGATTAAGCCATACATGCAAGCAATTTTTACCAAGTCTCCGGAGTTTGTGCAAGCAGTGGTCGAGGAAGAACTAGGGGCGGGCAAAAAGGTCAGCGCAGCGACAGACGAAGATGTGACGCAGTTGGAAAACATCTACAACAAGCTGGTCACTTTCGCTGCCAATCAGCAGATTAAGTTTGAATAAATAATAAAAAGAAAGGACTTGTATTATGGTTTGTAAACAATGTGGGTGTGATATTCCTCGCGGCACAAAATTTCAACAGACCAAATACAAGTCCATTTCTTTTTGTTCGGAAGAATGTTTTAATGCCTACGACCAAAACCGTGAGCCAGCCCCTCAGCGACAGCTAACAGACTATATACAAGCGATTAGCGATGCCCCTCCAAATTGGGCATATCTTATCCGTCAGTCTAAAGCAATAGAACAAAATTATGGGCTTGACCAAAAACAACAATTATTGGTTATTCGCTTTGCTGTAGAATTTGAAGGTGCTGAGTTTATGGCGCAATATGGACTAGGGCAGTTTTTCCCAAAATATATTCAACCCTATCAAAAATTTGTGGATGAGTTAAAAAGCAGTCACGATGCGGCGCGTGACATGCAACCGGATATAGTTAATAAAATTAAACCACATCGTCAAGTTGCTCGAATGAAACAGGAGGAGTTAGAGTTTTGATTTACAATATGAATATAGCCTGTTTGGTTTTGGGCTGTCTGATGGCAAATCCCGCACTGTGTTTTTCGCCCAAATATCCGATAAGCAAGGGAGATTTTGAGCCGTGCCGTTTTCATCAAGTCGTGTATATTGGCATTGCGCGATTAGCACAAAGTGGTGCACAAAACATTGGAGAAGTGGAACTTGATAATTGTATTAAGGCGAACAAAGCAGCGTATGAAACATGGCAAGACAACAAAGGGCTTGAATTTGTAGATGTTGCAAAGTCATTAGCGACTTTAGAGAACTATGAGGTTTATTATGAAAAACTGCGGAAACTAAGTCTGTTGCGGGAATTGGATGGGCAAGGTTTTGATATTACAGAATACTATGACGGCGAGGTAGACAAGACCGATAGTTGTTCTGTTTCAGATATACTCAATAATTATGAGGGGAAAACATCCACTTTAAGAACAAAATACGATACACATTATGTCCGCGAAGAAATGTACGCGGGAGAGGATACAGAAAGTCTGCTGAGTGAGTTTGAACAAGCCCCTTTGTTTGGCGCGGTGATGTGTAGTCCGTATCAGACAACTTTGTACAGAGGGTGGTGCAGAGGACATTTGTTGCTGCGCTCGGCGGCAAGCGCAGTAGGTAAAACAAGGTTGGCAGTTTCAGACCTTGTTTCAGTGGGGGCAAAGAAACTGTGGTCGGACGATGCAGCTGATTACATAGATAATCCAAACTATCAAGGGGCGACTTTTTTTATCCATACCGAAATGCTAACCCGTGAAAATATCAATCCAATCTTCCTGTCGGCAATCAGTGGTGTTGATAATAGTAAAATTATTGATGGAAAGCTAAACAGGGAAGAAAAAGCGCGAGTGATTAAGGCTGGGGATGTTTTGTTGGATAGTCATATACGCCTTATTGATATGCCCGACTTTACATCCAGAGGGTTGGAACGAAAGATTAAAGAGTGTGTGGAGCAAGATGGCGCGTCATATGGGGTGTTTGATTATTGCCAATTAAACTCAGCGCTTAGTGTGGAATACAAACAATCAATGGGGACTTCCGTCAGACCTGATATGGCTATCGCTGGGCTTGTTAAAGACCTGAAGGTTTATGCGGAATTGTATAATGTTGGGCTAATGTCCATGAGTCAATTAAATGACCATTGGAAAGAAGTTAAATTTTGCGATGCTACTTGTTTAGCGGGTGCAAAGTCTATGCAAGACAAGCTGGATGGCGGCAGTATTGTTATTAACGCTAAAGCAAAGCCAAAATCGTTCAAAAAAATAGAACCCTTTTTAAGAAAGCAGGGATTTGGGGCAGACGCTTTACAATCGCCTAATATTGTAGAGTACATTTACAAGTCCCGTTACGGCAATTATGGGGATGAACGCTTAAAAATCTGGTCTAAAATCGACAGGGGCACGATGCGGCGTACAGATTTTTTTGTAACGAATGAGCGCGACGAACTGGTCAAAGTAGAAAGAACGGTTATAGACTCTGAATTTTAGGAGGGACAGCAATGCAACGAATAAATTTTTTGTCGGAAAGTCCTTGTTGGAAGTGCGGGAAACATAGACAATGCGCAAGAAAAGTAAAACGTTACCCGCCTTTCCAAGAAATTCTCGACTATGTGATGCCAAAGTCGGATTTTGATTTTCATAATTGTGGGCTTTATATTGCGATTGTTGCAGACGAGGAGTGGAGAAACAAGAGTGAGCAAACATATTAAATGTATTTTATTGGGGTTCGTATTTTGTATTTTGATTAGCGCAACCTGTTATATCCCTTTTATTTTTAGGGACGTTGAAAAGTCCTGTTTGTCTTTAATTTGCGTTTTATGTATTTTAGTACAACTGAGTCTTGTGGCGCTTTTCCCAAAATTGATAGAGAGGATTATGGACGATGAATAATACTGCTAATCTTTTTTCTTCTTATGATGCACGCGATTATAAATATAAACCTATCTGCTTCAGTCCCAGAATTAACGCAGAACGCTTTGAGCGATATGCGCCGCCTGTAAAAAATCAGGGCAAAACAGGTGCATGCGCAGCCTGTGGAGCAGCAGAGGCTTTGGAGTTTCATGAATATCTGCGCACGGGGCAACACACCGAAATGTCCGTAGGGTATGTTTATGGCAACAGAGCATACGATAAAGGCAAATCTAAACGAGGAATGTCTTTGAGAAGTGCGTTAAAAACATTGGTGCATAATGGGGATGTCCCCGTTAAATTGTTCCCGCAATGTTCTGATATGCCGCAAGCTGCAAAAGATTATGCCGCAAGAGACAAAAGCATTGACAAAGAGGCAAAGAAGCACACTATTGACAAGTTCTACCGGATTAAAAACACTAAAGGCGTAAGGCAGAGCCTAATTTCGCACGGAGTTGTTCTTGCGGCTATCCGATGGGCGAATGTAAAATATGATATTCATGACGGCAACGCTTATGTTAGTTTCCCTGATGGCAAAAAAACAAAAGGTGGTCATTGTATTTTAATCTATGGGTGGACGAAAGATGGATGGCTTGTGTCTAATTCATGGGGAGAAGAATGGGGCGTGAATGGGCGTTGCATTGTTCCTTTTGATGCGCCTTTTGTGGAATACTGGGGTGTTTTTTGTAAGGACACATCAAGGGGTCATCTGTCAATTTCCGAGCGGAACATTTTGTTGAAAAAACTATATAAAATTATAAACGCGGTTGCAAATTTGTTTCTACGGATGTGAGAACAGCATGGTTTATTTAGACAACGCGGCGACGACAAGGCAAAAGTTTTTTGCTAAAGATTTTTTGGATGAAACCACTTTTTTGAACTCTAATGCCGAATACGCTTACAAGACGCGGCAGATACTTACGCAGCAGAGAGAGATTATTAAAGAGTGTCTTGGACTTAAGGGTGGCGGTGTGATTTTTACGCGATGCGCCACTGAAAGCGCAGAATTGTTTGGCAAGCTGTGGTCTACTGGTATTGTTTGTTCGCCCAAAGAGCATGACAGCGTTTATCGGTTGCAAAGACCACACTGCGATAGTGAGATATGGATACAGCAAACAGTCAATCAGCTAACGGGGGAAATATTTGATATTCCCACTGATAAGCCTGTCGCATTGGATATGACAGCGGGAATTGGTAAGATTAAGGTTGATATTCCATCCAACTGTAAAGCACTTTGGTTCAGTGGGCATAAATTTCATGCTCCACACATTGGTGTTCTGTGGCTTTGTGATGAGCTCATGAAAAAACGAAATGCTACTTTAAGCGAAAAGAACCAGTTTGATTTAGTGCGTGGCACAATCGATGTTGCCAGTATTTGCGCTTTAACAGAGGCGTTACGGCATTGCAGCAACAGCGAGAATATTGCGCAAAAACAAGACAAATGGTTTTTGCTTACTGCATATTTAATGCGCAAAATGAGAGATAATGAAATTTGTTATAAATTTATTGATGATAATAACATCGACCATAATTTAACCATACACCGCACTTTGTCCATAAACGCCATTCAACTGACAGGAATAAACGCAGATAGCCTACAACAGTTTTTGGCTAGTAGAAATATTTATATCGGCATTGGTGACAGTGCTTGTGCGGCAGGACACGATTTTAGAGTTTTAACACAAGGTTGCGGCTTGAGTAAAGCGGAAGCCGAACAGGTTATTAGAATAAGTTTTGACGAAGATACTGAATATAAAGATATTGAACAATTTATCCATAATGTTACAGAGTTTAAGGAAAGATTTTTGGGGTGAATTATGGTACATACAAAGGAAGATTTGAAAGAGCTCCAATCTAAATCTCTTGAAGAAAAAATCCAGATTAGTACGGCTCGTATTATTGAATGGTATGAGCATTGGAATGGAAAAGTCGCAGTTTCTTTTAGTGGAGGCAAAGACAGCACGGTTTTGCTTAATTTAGTACGGAATGTGTATCCTAATGTGACCGCTGTTTATTCTGATACTGGGCTTGAATTTCCTGAAATTAAAACATTTGTGAAATCGTTTGACAATGTTGTTATTGTCAAACCAAAACTAATATTTAGTGAAGTTGTAACGAAATTCGGTTATCCAGTTGTCTCTAAACAATGCTCAAGAATGATACGAGACTTACAAAATCCCTCTGAAAGAAACATAAAAACAAGAAATTTAAGACTTACTGGAATTACAAGTGCAGGAAAGAAAGCAACAACAAAAATGCTGCCTCTTAAATGGAGATATTTAATTAGTTGTGATGTCCCAATAGGTGATAATTGTTGCAATAAAATGAAGAAAGAACCATTAAAACATTATTATCACAAAACAGGGCTACATCCAATGACAGCTGTAATGGCAGCAGAGTCTGATAGACGAGAACATAAATGGTTACAACAAGGATGTAACGCGTTCAGTCTAAAAGAGCCAATATCAACTCCACTTGCGTTCTGGACGGAGCAAGATATTCTTCATTATATCAAGAAATATAATCTTTCATACGCACCTGTTTATGGAGAGATAAAAGAAACAAATGGTTTACTATACTTCACTAATTACAAACGCACAGGCTGTGTTTTCTGCGGCTTTGGTTGTCACTTGGAAAAAGAGCCTAACAGATTTCAAACTCTTGCTCAGACTCACCCTCAACTCTACGATTACCGTATGCGCGGCGGTAAATATGATGATGCCGGTAAATGGGTTCCTGATAAGGGACTTGGTATGGCTAAGGTATTAGATTATATCAATGTTAAATGGTGGAATGATGGAGACGAGGATAAACGGGACGAATATAGAGCCACATATAAAGAGAAAGAATTGGAACAAAAAGAAAAATTGTTGACAAACCCATAAATGAGTGATAGAATGGAAGTGTTAAATCAAAAGACGGTGATTAAAGAATAGAAAGGGCTGATTTATACGCAAGAAATTAACACAAAACTGCTTAAATCAGCCCTTTCTATTGATGAACACAAATTGATTTGTAAGTCTCTTGATATTCCAGAATATTCAGAGAACAATTCGCAAATCGTATACTATACAGGCGATAAAAACAAAAACGCCTTAGATGGTTCGCCAAAACTCTATTTCTACAAACAAACCAAAACTTATTTCGGCTACACAGCATCAAGAGCTTATGATATAATAGGATTGGTGCAAGCGCGGCTTGCTTTGTTAAACAGGCTTTGTTCTTTTTGGGACAGCGTTCAATACATCTTGCGAGTTACAGGACGCGATACGACTGAAATACAGCGAGTGAGTAAGCCAAACATTTGTGATTGGCAAAGTGGGCTAGAAAAGTATGTGCGAATACGAAATGGCGAAAGTATTTTGCAAACTTATGATGATGGCTTTCTTAACGGCTTTCCGAATTTTCTTCCGAAAGAGTGGCTTGACGAGGGTATTTCTGTTGAAACTGCAATCAAGTACGGCTTAAAGTATTATGAACGAACAAATCAGGCGCTTATTCCTTGCCGAAATGGGAATGGAGAACTGATTGGTGTCCGATGTAGGAATTTCCATCCCCAAAGAATAGAGCAAGCTAAATACATCCCGTTGACGCTTTTAGATGGCACAAGCTATGCTTTCTCTACAAACAATGTATTCTATGGGATAAATTATAATAAGCCCAAAATAGAAGAAAGCGGAACGGTAATATTGGTCGAAGGAGAGAAAAGCGTATTAAAAGCAGATACTTTTCTGGGGGCGGAAAGCAATGTGTTGGCGCTGTACGGAAGTAATATTGGTAGCCGCAGGGCACTACAGTTGCTCAGAATGGGCGTAAATCGTGTTGTATTAGCCTTAGACAGCGATTTTCATGCCGTGGGCGATAAAGAATACTATGAGTTTGAAAAGAAGATTTTGGGGCTTTCTAAGCTGTTTAAGGGGCGGTGTGCGGTTGAGGTTGTATATAACAATATTGGGTTAGAAAACTGGTATAAGTGCAGCCCTTTTGATGGGACAGCAGAACAATGGGAAAAATTATATGAGAATAGAGAGGTTGTCGAGTAATTTTTCAAAAAATACTTGACAACTTCTTTTTGTTGTGGTATATTGGTGGTAGAAAAATTAAGGAGGAAAAATGGATATGACAAACTATGAGCGTATAAAGGCAATGAGCGTGGAGGAAATGGCAGAAATGTTGCTTGATGAAAGCGAAAATAATTTTACATACTGCAATTATTGTAACCATCAAAGCTATTATGCACCACATTGTTCTTCAACTGATTTTGAGACGGATTGTAGATATGCAGTTAAAGAGTGGCTTAATTCGGAGGTGGAATAATGACCGATAAGAAATTTACTGATGAGGAAATTATAAAGGCAATTGGAAATTTATTCAAAAACACAGATGGGAGATACGAGCTCGCAATCAAAAATAGTACAAAAGGGGTATGCGGAGAGAAACAATATTATTGTATTCCCAATGGCGTTTATGACCTCATTATGCGGCAATCCAGCTTTATAGACCGTCAAAAGTCGGAAATTGAGAGGTTGGAATCAGCTAACGATGAAAAATTTCGCCAATGGGATATGCTTGCAGAAAAGGCAAAACAGCATTACGCCGATTTATACAACGAAGCAAAGGATATACTTAAAGCCGAAGCGTACAAAGAGTTCGCGGCGAAGTTGAAAGAAAAATCTTTCAAGACCATTAGAAATTATGGAATAACCCGAGATGTTGTAGAAGTTTGTGATATTGACAATCTCTTAAAAGAAATGGTGGGTGAGGGAAAATGAACAAATCTTGTAAAGATTGCCTGCATTATGAAGTGTGCAATTATCATATTTGCGAAGAAACGGAGATGACCGTTGCCGAATGTACACATTTCACCGACCGTTCCGAATGGGTGCATTTGCCATGCATTCAGAAAAAGAATTGGAGAAAAAGAAATGAGCAAAGATAGAAACAAGATTGCAAATAAGTTGACAATATGACCATGCGTTAGCAGACAAGGTGTCTGTTCATACTTTGTGGGCGAATGAGCTTATCCCACCTGTGAAGCCGTGGGTGTTTAGATTACTGAAAGAATGAAATGGAGGCAAAGGAAGATGGCAGTGAAAGATGCGTACCATGTTGAGCAAATAGATTATAAAACTGCGTACGGAGGAAACACCCATGAGTTTCTTTAATATCCATAACCATGATTTTTACTCCAATGCCAGTCTTGGCTTTCCCGATGTCATTTGTAGCCCCGAAGAGGTAATTCAAAAAGCCTATGATTTAGGGTTGACTGGGCTTGCAATTACCAACCATGAGTGCATCAGTTCTTATGTTAAGTGTTTGAACTATTATAACAAGATGGACAAAGATAGACCATTTGCGCTCGGTTTGGGAAACGAATGTTATTTGATTACAGAGGAAGAATACAACAACAATCGTGATAGCCCGTCTGAAAACAAAACGCCATATTATCATTTTGTTTTGATGGCGCTTGACACAGAGGGTTATCATCAAATTTGCCAACTTTCCACTAAAGCGTGGCAACGCGGTTTTATGAAAGGTGTATGGCGCAGACCGACCTTGTATAATGATTTCATTGAAATCGTTAAATCTAATCAAGGGCATATCGTTGCTAGCAGCGCGTGTTTGGGTAGCCGTATCGACCATTTGTTGCTAGAAGAAAAATTCGAAGAAGCCCAGCGGGAAGTTAATAGGCTAATTGATATTTTTGGAGAAGGTAATTTTTATCTTGAAGTGCAGCCTCCTAAACAATCTGATTGCGACCAATCTATTGTTAATAAGCGTATATGGGCGCTACATGAAGCCACGGGTGTGCCTATTATCCCCAGCACAGATACTCATTATTTGCAAAAAGAAGATGACATTATTCACAAAGTCTTTTTGCAATCCCAAGACGGAGACAGAGAAATTGATGATTTCTATAGTACGGCTTATTTGATGAGTGTTGATGAATTAACAAAGCATATGCTCTATTGCTATACACAGGAACAAATCAATCAAATTATTGCTTGGAGCAACGAAATTCCTGCGCGAATTAAAAATTATGATATTTTTCATAATCCTATTATTCCGCAACTGCCAATAGAAAAAATTCCACCATTTCAAATTAAGCACATTTGTAAAGATTGGTATGCAAAGTATCCCAATTTCGCTTACTACAGCCAAACGGATAATATTCATGAGCAATATTTCTTTTATCAAATCGAGCAAGGCTTGCAACAAAAAATTGCATCCAAAAATAAAAATCTTGAAGATTATATTGCTCGGCTTGACACAGAATGGAACGAATTAAGAAAAATCAGCGAAGCCCTTAACAACTCAATGGTTTCCTATTATTCTACCATGTCAAAACTAATTGATATTATGTGGGACACTGGTAGTTTCGTTGGGGCAGGGCGTGGTTCAAGCGCTGGTTTTTTAACTTGCTATTTACTTGATATTACGCAAGTAGACCCCGTACCTCTTGGGGATTATTTCCCTTATTGGCGGCATGTTGCTCTTGAACGAGGAGCTGAAATCGCAGATTAACAACATAGTCTGCCTATGCAGTGATGTATAGTAAAATAGACGGCGAACCTATACATATAGGGTGTGAGGGTATTCCCTTGCTAACAGTGAAAACCTTGCCTTCTTGCTGAGTTGGTTGGCATGGCAATACTGTGGAAAGTCTTTATCCAAATTCAAAAAATTAAAAAACAATAGAAAGGTGGTGAAATAATGGATATTTTATTTACAAACAATGGCGAACGATTTGTTCCTGTTAGAGACTATAATGGTTATGCCATTGGAGACAATGGTACTGTTATGTCTAAGCGCATTGGTGGCAAATGGAAAAAATTATCTCCTTATCATGGCAGCACAAGTGCATATTTATGTATTACTCTAAAAAGAAATGATGGAATATATAAACATTGTTTAATTCACAGATTGGTCGCCTTGCATTTTGTGGACGGATGGTTTGAAGGTGCAGTAGCCGGACACAAAGATGCTAATATCAACAACAATCATTATACCAATCTTAAATGGATTACCCAAGAAGAAAACATCCATCAAAGTTATATCGATAGTGGTATAAGCGCTTTGCGCAATTACAAACATTATCAAGTATTAAGAGACGGAGAAGCAATATCGCCGATTTTGGTGGGATGCACAGGGCTTTATAATTTTCTTCAAAAATATAATCTTTGTATTTCATACACAAGTTTGATTAAATACAGAAAAACAAAGAATTATACTCTTAATGTTTGGACAAAACAAATGGATAAAGAAATCTGCAACGACTAAGCGGCAGGGGGTGAAAATCCCCCTGCCCAGCACCGTCCTCTTATTATTATAAGATGAAGATATAGTCTAAACCGACTCTTAAATGAGTGTTAAAGTATCAGGAAATCATAACTGACGGTATTTATTGATTGACACAGATTCAGAGCCTTGTAAAAAATATGATATTATCAAAGCTGTTAAAGACTATTTCGGGGAAAATAAAGTATTAAATGTTGCTACATTTACTATCATATCCTCTAAAACCGCTATTGAAAGAGCCTGCAAGGGGTTGGGCATTGGTAATGATACATCTAATTATCTTAAATCTTTAATTCCCGTCAACAGAGGCAAGATAGCCAATCTTAAAGATTGTATTCAAGGCAATGAAAAAGACGGAATTAAACCATTAACAACATTAGTTAATGAAATGAAGAAATACCCCAATCTAATTGATTGCGCACTGGGCATTGAGGGAGTAGTTGCAAATAGGTCTTTGCACGCGGCAGGATTGGTTGTTTCTAATGAACCCTACACAGATTATCTTGGTGCAATGAGAGCACCCAACGGGACAATGTGTACAGCTTACGACTTGTGGGACTCCGAAGCTGTTTCTCTGACTAAATTTGATTTGTTGACAATAAGTGCGCTTCAAAAAGAACACAAGGCTATGGACGCAATGTTAAAAGATGGTGTTATAAAGTGGCAGGGAAATGTCAGGGCAACTTATAACAAATACTTCCATCCCGATGTGCTTGATTATGACACACCCGAAATGTGGGACAGCATTTCTAAAATGTATTCCTGCTTTGAATTTGATACGCCAATTTCTGTTAAGGCTCTTTCTGCTACGCACCCAAAATCAGTAATGGATTTGTCTGCCACCAATTCTTTGCTCCGTCTTATGCCCGATAATGCGGACGAAACGCCTATTGAACGATATATTCGTTACAAAGAGTCAAAAGATGCTTGGCTCAAAGATACAGCTGATTTTGGATTAAACGCAGAGGAACAAAATGTTTTATGGGAGTATCTCGCGGATGCTTATGGAATGGCTGACTCACAGGAGAAAGTAATGCGGCTTTCAATGAGTAATAAAACCGCTGGATACACACTAAAGGAAGCAAATAAGCTGCGTAAATCAATAGCCCGTAAAGATGCTAAATTGCAAGAAGAGGCAAGACAGCAATTTTACGAACATGGCGCAAAATTGGGCACACGTCAAGTTTTTCTTGATTACATTTGGAATGTGGTATTCGCAGCAAGTATGGGCTATTCCTTCAGCCAACTTCATAGCTATGTTTATAGCATTATTGCTTTGCAGGAATTAAATATTTTCTATCATTATAATCCTGTTTATTGGAATGTTGGCTGTTTAGCAGTTGAAGCCACGCCAGATGAAAATGGGTCGGGGGCAAATAGTGTTGATTACGGAGAAGTAGCTAAAGCGGTTTATAAAATGAAAAAATTTGGCGTGGACATTAAAGCGCCCGACATCAATTTGTCTGACTTTGAATTTACGCCCGAAGCCAAAGACAACGAAATCCTCTATGGGCTTGCGGCTGTTTCCGGCATAAATTCTGCGATTGCACAACAAATTATAAACAACCGTCCATATGCATCATTCAAAGATTTCTACCAAAAAAATTCTCAACCCAGCACTCTTGTTACCCCCTCTAAATTCCGTCAACTTATCAAAGGTGGTTGCTTTGATTGTTTTTGCCCTGATAGGGTCAAAGTGATGAAGTACTATGTGATGTACTCTACACCACGAATTACAGCCGTTACAGCCGCGAATTTACCCGCTATAAAAGCCAGTGGCGTGCATATCCCAAAAGAAATCATTGCGCCATATAATTTTTATAAATATGTGGTTAGCAAGCAATTTCTTTACGGGGCACATCCAAAGTTTAAGTCTAAAAAGATTTATTGGCTGGATGATAAAGCACAAAAGTACTTTAATTCCAATTATAAAGACGTACTGCAAGAAGGCGTTGATTATTGGCAAGAGGACGACCGTTTTGTTGTGGTTGATAAATCATTGGAAAAAGTGTCCGCAGACAGCAAAAATTCGCTGATAAAATGGATGAATAAACCCGATTTTTTGAAAGCGTACAATACTGCCGTTGCAAAGAACAAATATATGGAATTTATTAACGGCAATGAAAGCCCCGAACATTGGTCGTTCCAAGCATTATCGTTCTATTCAGGAGACCATGAGTTGGCAAAGTTGGATTTGGATAGATATAACATTTCTCACTTTGCGGATTTACCTGAAGAACCCATATTTGATGATAAAACATGGGGCGGCAGAAGTTGGAAACAATATGAAATCAGCGCCATTTGCGGGACATTGATTGCAAGGAACGACAACAATCATATTCTTAGCTTGTTGACAGTTGACAATGAAGTGGTTTCGGTAAAATTGCAACAGGGCGTTTTTGCATGGTATAAACAATCCATCAGTGAAACCGTTGACGGAGAAAAGAATGTTCTTGACCCGTCTTGGCTGGATAGAGGGTCATTACTAATTGTTGCGGGCTATCGCAGAGGGCAAAACGATTTCGTGGCAAAAAAGTATAAATCAAGTATATTCAACCATCAGTTACAGCGGATTTGGCGTGTTAATAATGATGGGTCTGCTGATATTCAAAACGAACGTTACGGCGCAGAAGAAGATTAAAGAAAGGAACGACAGCGCATGGTAATTACTTGTACACCAATTCGACAAGTATTTTGGAATTGGCAGACAGAGTTTAGAGTGTTGGCGTGCCAGCCTTCAGGTGATTTGCCTGAGGGCTTTACGCTAAACAAATATGGAAATTTCACTTTAAGCGGCACGAATATTGCTGACCTTGCCTTGTTTGAAGAAACAACCATTACACTTAAAGCTGACCCAAGTTCCAAGTACAAAGCAAGTTATAATCTTGTCGGTGTGGCTGGCATGGCGGTTGACGGAGATAAAATAAAAATTGAGCCGTCTCAGGAGTATGGAATACTCAGCCGCTTTATGACCGCAGGACAAGCAAGAAATGTTAATGAAGCCTATCCCAATTTTATCCAACTTGTAATGGACGGCAAGACGGATGAAATTGATTACAAAAAAATCAAAAATGTAGGCAAAACATACTTAAATAAATACATTTCTAAACTGTCTGAGGAAAGAGACAAACTTATGCTTTTGCCCGTTGCTTCCGAATATGGAATTGACGGGCTGGAAGATATTGCAAAAATTATGGTGCTTTATTCTAATGCAGCTGATTTGCGCAAAGGATTTGAAACAAACCCGTATAAAATCATTTGCAAGCACCTAGAGTATCCCTTTGAACGCGCAGATAAATTGATTTTAGCTCATAAGCCGCAATGGATAAACACTGTTGAGCGTTGCGAATATGCGTGTATCTCCATCTTAAAGCAAAACGAAGAAGAGGGAGACACACGGATAAACGCAAATGTTTTGGCAAGATTTGTGAAAAATTTAGCACCTGAAACAATGGATAAAATTGTTGATGCAGTCACTCATGGCGAACAAATCTACTACGACCCTGTGACGAAGTACGCCGCTTTGGAAGTGACTTACATGGCTGAGGCGCTAGTTGCACAAGAAATACGCAAAAGAGTTGACAATCCTCTGCCAACCCCGATGGAATGGGAACAATTCAAAACCGTAGACGGGTTTGAATGTACTGAAGAACAGACAAAAATTTTGCGGCTCGCGTGTGAACAAAGCGTAATGATGTTGACAGGAAGCGCTGGAAGTGGAAAAACATCTAGTATGAAAGCGTTAATTCATATGCTTGAAGCCAACAATTATTCTTATACAATTGTTGCGCCAACTGGTATAGCAGCAAAGCGCATCTCCGAAACCACGGGGCGGCATGCGACTACCATTCACAGGTTTTTGACTTCTGAAATCACAATAGGCGACTTCCTGCTGGTAGAAGAAACCAGTATGGTGGGGATACAGTTGCTGGCTATGCTGTTTTCTAGATTGAGTGCCCATACCAAAATTATATTTATCTGTGACCCCGCACAACTTGCGTCAATTTCTTGTGGAAATATTGTGCAAGATATTATTGATACGGGAATTGTGCCAACAGCGACGCTAACAAAAGTTTTTCGTTATGGTATAGGCGGCATAGCTACCATTTCAACAGATACGAGGTCTGGAACGCCGTTTAAGCCCCCTTATGACTTCCCTGACTATACTTATACCCCCTGCGGAGAAAACCCAATAGAACAGGCGTTAAACGCGTATGAGGGGCTGTTGCAGAAAGGCTATGATAAAACCAATATTATGGTACTGTGCCCCTATAACAAATCAAAGGTTGGCACTTATGCTCTTAACGCGGCAATCCAAAACCGTTACAACTTACATCCCGACAGCCAAATGAGTTATGAAAGAGACCATCACCAAATAATGTTCAAAGTCGGAGACAAAGTTGTTAATATTGTAAACGATTATCATATGCCAGCGGTTGAGATTGATGAGAACGGACAATATGCATACACAGACGAATTTATGCGCCCGTTTGCCATCCCAGTTATGAATGGCGATATTGGATATGTGCGTGAAATCTTTGAAGGTGAAACTCCGTCAATGATTGTTGAGTTTGATAATGGGTTTGGCATAATCGACGCTAAAAACATCAAGAACCTTTTACTAGGTTACGCGCTTTCAATTCACAGAGTGCAGGGCGCACAAGCAAAAGCGGTTATCTTACTGGTAGACAAAAGCCACAAATCTATGCTTAGTCGCAATTTGCTTTATGTAGGGCTGTCTAGAGCGCAAAAAGAGCTGGTGGAAATAGCCGATGTTGATGTTATCAATGCTGCGCTGGAAGTCGAAGAGAACAAAATGCGCGACACTTGGCTTAAAGATTTATTAAAGGAGAATAATCATGCAAGTTGAAATTCTAAAGCATCCTACTGAAGAAGATTGGATGCTGTGCAAAAAATGCACATTCACCACTATTTCTAAAGACACAAACAAAGCACCGACCATGGACTGGAAAATCAAATTACTCAAAGCCAATCATTCACCTATTCGCACGCTGCAATTCTGTTTTAAGCTAACAGACATTCCTTATTGGGTTTCAGTGCATCTGTGCCGTCATGTCCATGCCACCCCATTTGTTTCAACACAGAGAAACGACCGCCAGCATAAATATGAGCGAGGAGAAGCCCCGCAAAACGCCCCTGTCACTATGTGCTGGTATATGAACGCTGAAGAACTCATTACTATTGCTCATAAAAGGCTTTGCAGTCAAGCATCTAAAGAAACACGCGAGTTAGTGCAAATGATTTGTGATGAGGTGCTACAAGTAAATCCTGAATTTAGGGAACTGCTTGTTCCCTTGTGCGAATACAGGGGCGGTGTATGCACAGAGTTCTATCCTTGCGGGCGTTCAAAAGGGGGTGCGTCGCAATGACAGTGCTAATTGATATAGATAGCACTATTACAAACTTTGGAGATGTGTTATTGAAATATCTAAATGAGCAATATTCAACGAATTATGTTAAACGCGATATTACTCATTGGGATTGGTTCACCGACACATTCTCCGACCCGTGGAAGCCGCTGGATCTGGAAAAGTTTTGGAACGATGTTCATGTTATGCCTGAGGCTGTTTCGGTTATTAAAACGCTATGTTGTAACGGGGTAAAAATTTATTTAGTAACAGCCAGTTTCTTTACAGACACGCTGGGATTAAAAATTCGTAATGTTCTCAAAGAGTTTGGCGGTATTTTAACCGAACGCAATGTTGTTATCACTCAAAACAAATCGCTTATTTTGGGTGATGTGATGATTGATGATAATGTCGAAAATCTTAAAACTTGCCGTTGCCCGCAAAAAATCCTATTCACGCAGCCGTGGAACGAACGCGAAAATATTTTCACTTCAACCAATGACTGGTATTCAATCTTATATCTTCTAAAGTAAAAAATAGGGAACGCAGAAAAAGTATTAAACTCCTCTGTGTTCCCTATTTTGTTATCCTTATGGTGCTTCCTCTAATGTAACGGCAACGGTGAAGTATAATTAAAATGGCGAGCATTAAACAAATATCCCGCCGCTCTTATTGTAGACATTTTAATCACCCACTATCTGTTTAATATCATTCTGCGTAATGATATTCTTTTTTTGCATCGCTAAAAGCTGCGTCATTGTTAAATTTCCCAATTTATATTGTACTCGCAAAAATTCAATCACCGTTACCGCCTCCCATTATCAATTCTAGCATAGCCGCTTCAAGGGCTTCAATGCGCTGTTCGGGAGTGGGAATTGCAACAACATCCTCTTTGCTTTCACTCGTGTATTCGCTCACAATTCCAAACGGATTGTTCTTGTCGATTGTTACTTGTTTCATTTTACAGCCCCTCTACGATTATTCTTGTGCCAGCATCAAATGTCTTTCCATTCAACAAAAACCGTATATACGGAGTACGCAAGTTTGCTCTTTGTTTTTGAATGGTATTAAGGGTACTATTGACACCGTGGTCGGTGTTTGCTCCCTCGTATGCAGTTACTTTGGAGATGTAAGAAGAATAAACATCATAAACAGTTGTATTTTCAAAAATATTCACAAACATCGAAAAATAATACGTGCCAGTAGCTCCGGGAGACGCAATGTTGGAAGTTTTATAGCACAAATTGGCACTATACAATCCCGAGTTTTCGTCACCGATTTGCACCGTTAAAGACATCGCATTCCCAGCCACACTTGCAGAATAAGGAATGTCTATCCACAAACGCACTTGTTTGCACTTAAATATGTCAGCCAATTCAAATTTAATTAAATTCAAATCAGCGACATCAGTTTCTTGCGTATAATCTACAAGTCTGCTCCAATTTTTACCATCCACATATTCTTTGTTGGCAGCATCTCCTGCATCTGTCGGAGCGGGCAATCCTGTCACTTTGTTGCCGCCCATGGCGATGTTGCCTGTCATTGTGCCGCCTGATAAAGGCAGTTTAGTAGCATCGTCTATATCATAGGTGTTGCTATCAACCATAATTTGGTTAATTTTTGCCATTACGCACGCTCCATTCTTTATTTCTTATTCTTCAAAATCAGTTTTCCACCGCTTACGCTAATCAACCCCGTAGACGGAGTCAATACCAGTTTAGTATCTTCCACCGCTGAATATTTAAGCAAAACAAGTCGTTTAACTTGTACGAATACCCAACGCCAATCATACGGATAATACGGATACCAAACACTAGCGGTAATTGTCATATTGTTCTGTTCACCATATGTGGCGTTAATTTTTTTAATAACGCAAGTATTGCGCTCACCCGTATCAAAGAATTTATGATTGATAAAAGTGTTCACATCAGCCCACGGCACAGGGACAACAGACAGGGCTATTTCGTCTTTAGTACGGCAACGGTGATACAATTCATATAGAGCACGCTGTTCTGCCAAGTAATCCGACATGATATTGTCATATTCACCGCCTGACAAAACAATTCTTAAAGGCTCTATTGTGCCCTTTGTAAATGTACCTGTTGCTTCATTATATTCACCAATATAAAACGGGCTAGACGGGTTGTTGTCATACGCCACCCCGTGCGCCTGTCCTGTCCCAAGCAGAATGAACGTGCCCACATTGCCATTATCGGTGGTTGTAGATGTTGAGTTGGTTGCTCCTTGTAGCTGAAGAACCATTTGGAAACCATTTTGTATTTGTTCTGCGGTTAGTAAAACAGGATTACCATTATTATCTACAATAGGAATGTCTCGGGTGTTTATGAGGGATGAAGAAACGCCCCTATAAGATTCGCGTATGGTTATAGGGCGGTTTTCTATAGGAGGGTCAACAGGTGATGCTCTTGTAACAACAATTAAAACGGTTTCGTCGTTCCAATCTGACGGCTTCCCATCTACGCTGTCATAAATAATGTTTGCTGAAGCGCTATTAAAATATTGAACCAAGTTGTCTCCATAAGGCGTTGTGTGAGCATAATCATGATTGCGCCCAAAAACTTCCACATAGTTTTTTACGGACTCAAAATCTATAATTGAACTTTCAGACACAAGAATTTTATCAAACACGCTATCGTCAATCTGAACCGTATCCATGTTGTCCCCGCTTCTTGTTTCTGTGAGACTTGGTAACGGTTCATAAATGAATACCCCGTTGATGTCAAAATACATCTGATAATTGGGCTGAATATCTCTCAACTGCTTCAGCAAATCCCAAACACTTTGCCCCTCTGAAATTGTAATATCATACGGAACATTTACCCACTTTCCCGTACTATCTGCACAAGGCGCGACGTAGTATTTTTCAAAATTGGTAAACTTATTGAGAATGGAAATAATAGCATCTCTGACGGTTTCGCCTTGTTTAATAACAGTAGTAATACCTGCAACAGCGCCGCCTCGCAAGCCTGTCAGTTTAGACATTAAATCCAGCCCTTGGAATGACACAGTAGCAGTCGTTGCATCATAGGTATAGGTCGGCGAATTGACAACATACAAGCCCTGATTATACCATTCTATTTCGCCTGTTTTCTGGTTAAGATAACCGATATAAGGGCGAACCATTCTATTTAGCCAAACATAGCCACCCTCTAAAGCCTTAAAATCCCCACCTGTTACGACAAATTCTAAATTACAAGTGCGTCTTAAATCGCTCTCAGCGTCTATAGAAAAGTTGGCAGAAACCACGTTGCCCGTGATATTCCCGACTACAAAATAAGACAGGTCAAGGACTTCCATTTTAATAAACACGTCAAGCGTGGGCTGTAATAACAAGTCTAAGTTCGGTGTGCTTACATTCGCCATATTTTCACCACCTTATTCAACCGCAAGCCCTGCCTTTTTCATATCTTCAGGGTCAAGCGGATTGCCTATTTCTGTCCACGAACAAGAAATTGTAACAAGCCCCATCCCATAATTGGGCGCATACGCCGTACTGGGCGAACCTGTTATAGAAATGAGCCAATAGTTGCCGTTCCAGTCGCGCAAAATTTTGTTTCTGTTATGCGTAACAAAGTCCACGAAGTCATTGCGTTGCTGTGTAATATTCGCTCGGTCGCGTGTATCACCATTATAGGGCATAAAACTTAACGAGCCTGTTTGATAATTCAAAGAACCATTTGCTGTAATCACAGGGTACTTTTGCCCAAATGTTGAATTTACGCCTGTAAAAATATTAGACGTAGTTTCGCCAAACGTGGGGGCAATATTCAACTTAAACCCCTTGGTTCTGTCGCAAAGCCATATGCCGCCAAGCCGCGTGGTTATATTGCTCATAACCGCCCTTGCTTCAAAATTACCGTCCTGCGTCTCAACAACCAAATAATACCAATATTGCGTATTATCAGCTACAGTATAATCGTCAAAATAAAAAGTCAAATTAGACAAACTATTGATTTTTTTCTTATAAATACAAGTATACTGTTTAAGTGGATATTGCGGATATTCTTGTCTTAATATTTTAACATAACACGGCTTAGGCAAACTTGTCAGAGAACTCGCCTTAGAAACCGCGACATGAACGCAACCATCTGCGCATCGCAGAGAAAGTTGTGGCGCGTTAATATAATTATAAGAGCTATCATAAGCTACGCTGAAATTATACCACGCACTCGTTATAGTTTCACCATAAACAGTTTCGCCCACCACACGGATACTATACGTTTGTCCATTCTCAAAGCCCTCAATTTTCTCGCTAATGGTTGTGGGCTGTTGGTAAAGACCGCTATAACGAACTGGCGAGGAATATAAGATATAACTGTCATTGGTGCCAGCACCATCCGTCAACTCAAAATGATAAGCATTTAACTGCATGTTTTCATTTTGAGAATAGGTTGCAGAAAATCTATATCCAAATCCTTTTAATGTGTTATTTGGAATAGATTGCATAGTTAAAACTGGTTCAGTATAGCCCATAAACACTTGCCGTGTTGACAAAGGTGAGCGGACATCGCCATCAAATGTCACCACATAAGCATAATAACTGCCTTGCGTAATGTTGCCCTGCATGTCTCGCAGAACAGGCTTGCACATATTTGCTGGAATGGTAAAAGTTGTCCCTGTGCCGCCATTCACAGTCCCAACCAATTCCAGCGTGATATTATCATGAATAACCAGTCTCGAACTGGTATAAGCATCGCCGCCGCGCACGCTGAATGATACCTCTGTATCTTTTTCGGGGTTTATATAGCCCCCAAAATAAGGAAACGTTGGCTGTGCTAAACTCACGCTACCACTCCTTTCCGATTATTTCCAAAAACCTTTTATTGTTACATTTAATTCTAAATCTATTTTTGTAGCCATGCTGGCGAAAGCCTGAAATCCCAAATGGGTATTTGGATTCCAGTCCCAGTCAGCCCTAGCAATCCAATATTTTCCACTGTTTTTTACAGTCGCGTTTACCACTGCTGTTTTGGTATGAGACATGATATCCGAACTAATAATATCAGCTTTAGGAATTGCGCCGTAAAACGTATAAAAACCTGAGGAACCAATCTGTGTCACTCCAGACATTTGGCTTGTTGTCCATGTCGCAACGCCCCAATATTCAGTTTCTCCACTTTCCCATTGCCTGTAGCCGCTGTTGCCAGACAAGTTTACTGATTTTACTCTATCTTCCGCAGTCAATGAAATTATAAAAGCACGTGACAACTGATTCTGAGGGATAAAAAATTGATACGATTGATTAACACGCGGCACTTCTCCGTAGTATGGAATATTATTATATTTAACACCTTTATACATTATTGTGCAAGTTCGCAAAATTGTATTCGGTGCATCTACAACCTGAACAGAATAAATTTGCGTATGGTTTTTCGCGGCTTCTGCTGCAATAATAGAAATAGCATCAACCATCTGTTCAGCCTTTGATTTCCCTTGCATTTAATCCCTCTTTCTATAAAAAAGGCGAGAACATTTCTGCTCCCGCCTTTGTGTTTATGTGCGCTTATACGCCCTCTGATATGCCAAGTTCACTAATTGTTCTACAAAACCGTTTGCATCATTGGCGTTGTGGACACTTGGGAACGACATAGTGACATTGTTAAAACTTAACCCGCCATTTGCGCCAGCATGTAAGTTGCTCACAATATCTTTAGGAGATAGCAAACCCCACTCCCACAAATTCTTTGTTATGTCGGCTGGCAATACTCCCTCGCCCGCACCCATAACACGCAGTTCTGGACCATTTTCGCCCACAAGATGCAACCCCGCAGAAGAATACAACGTACCGCTTGCATAACCGTTTTGAGCCTTGCTTATTCTTTCTTGCTGCCTTGCAATCTTGGCTTCTATTGCTGCAACAGCTAAATCTCTTGCGGTTTCATTGGCAGACTGCTCATCCTCACGCCAAATCTCTTGTAAATACTGGTTATAATTCTTTTTCGCCGCGGAGACAGCTTCAGTATCACTGGTGTACTCAAAACGCCCATTTCTAAAGACCAAAATCTTTTTCGCGCGGGCATCAGCAATGTCTTGAATGAGTTCTTCAAGTTTAAGTTGCCGTTCCAACATCTTATTGGAATTTTCCAGCGCCTTATTCTTTGCGTCATACAGTTCCTCAACCGCAGACTTTTGCTGTTCAAGCACATCCAGTTCTTTTTGCAAAGAAGCAATAGTTTCTTCCTTGCGCTTTTTGGCAAGTTCCTCATCCTTTTTGGTACGCCAAGCATAAATCTTTTCTTCATATTTCCACAGCGTTTCTTGATTTTCAGCGTCCTGCAAATACTGGTTCATTAGTTTTTGTAGCGATGCGTAGTAGCTTTCTGTGGAAATTTGGTTCATTGCGAGTTGATGGTCTAAGGTTTTGAGTTCGTCTTGAAATTTTTGAAGTTTTTGCTGGGCAGAGGTGGCGGCTGTTGCGTTGCGTTCTTGTTCTAGTTGCTCTATTCTGTCAAGAAAAGATTGTGCCGCATTATCGTTGACATTTGGTGTCTTGTGTGTATATTTTTTTTGCATCGCGGCGAGATAAGACTCATAAGTCCCATACTTTTTCCGCGTTGAACCATGACGCATAAATTCGGCTTGTGTCATGATATTGGCGTATCCTGCAGCAGAGGCTTCTTGGTAAGATTTCCATGCTGTTGTGGTCTCAACAAGCGCCTTTGCCAAATCTAAAGCGCTAATTTTCGCGCCGTCGCAATACGCAGAAAAAGCAGAAATAGTAAATCCATTCTTTTCCATATATTCATATAATTTAGGACTTACTTCTTGTATACGGTTTAACGAGACACCTAAGTTTTCTGCTGCTGCGGAAGCATTTTTAGATTTAGTTTCTGCATCGCTATACGCTGCTTGCACTTTTTCAAATACTTGCAAAAATGTTTTTTCGGCATCTGTTTCTTTGTGCAGTGTGTCAATCCCTTTTTGCTCCAACTCTCTGTTGGTTTTTAGCGCAGAGTATACGCCTTGCATGGAGTAAATAAGCGTAACCAAGTTGGCATTTTCTTCTGCTGTCAATTCCTTCTTGGTGCTCAATTTGTCGAGATATTCTTGCAATACTTCGTTGACGCTTTCCATGTTTGTGTAGTATGTTTTTATTTCTTCAACCGCAAATCTGCCACTAAGATTATGAGACTGAATGAAATTAGCGGCTTCTTGGGCACTGGCAAATTGTTTCTGCCCATAAAAATAGCGCTCTTCTTGCGTGACACCACTGACAGGTTTTAATCCATATATGGACGGAGCAGTTCCGTATTGCCCCGACTCTAACATTTCTTTTCTTTGCTGAATAGCATTGATTTTTTCCAATTCAATCTTGCGCTCTAATTCGGCATTTTGTTGCTTTAGCGCAAAATATTCGTCGTTTATCTCTTTGGTGCGGTCTGCCCACGGCATCCCCTCAATTTCTTTTAAGCGGTCAACATTGGTTTGAAGTTCGTCATTTAAGTTTTTTAGTTTTTCTTCAATTTGCTCTAGTTTCTCCTGCGGACTTTTATTAAGTTCCTCATTTAATTCAGAGACCGCCAAAGACAAAGAAACAACAAGACCTATAACGACTGAAATCCAACCAAAAGAATTTTTGAAAGTTGTAACGCCGCCCGCTGCCACTTTGAAAGCACCCGTCAACATTGGTAAGACTTTTGTCCCAAGTTGGACAAACATAGTACTCCCGCCGAGCACAGCCGCAGTAACCAACCCGAAACGCGTTAAGAACCTTCCAATATCCGTGTTGGCTAATTTCAAAAATTCCGTCCCCAAATCGATCAACGATTTTAGCAGTTCATTTGGAATAACATTATTTGCTAAATCTTGAAATTCAGATTTTAATAACTGTGTCCGTCCCTCTAAGCTGCGTATCGCTTTTTCATTCTCTTTTTGTGCGGAGTTTGTCGAATTGAGCGCTAAATCATATGCCTTTTGAACACCCGTTATATTATCAAGAGCGGCTGCCAAATTCTGCGTTTGATTTGCACCAGCTTGCTGATTCAAATAATATAGCTGTTCATTTTTGGATAAATTGCCCCATTGTTTACCCACATCTTGTAAAATATCATATAAACTGCGTATTTGCCCCGTTTGCTTATCATAAACTGCTATGCCGTGTTCTTCATACCAGTCCGACAAAGCCTTACCAACGCTAGAGGTTTCGTCTGTAACTTGATTCAAGCGCGATTGGATGGAAACCAACCCCCGCGCGGCTTTTGCGCCATTTCGGGTAATTTCTACTATACCCGCCATAATGGCTAAAGTTTCTTCAAAGGTATTGCCGCCTACCGCCATAGCTGCGGAGGCGTGTCCTATATTTGTCGCGAGGTCAGCGCTGGACACTGCCATGTTGTTGCTAACATTATTAACAGCGTCAATAATGTGTTCGGCTTTTGTTGCTTCTAAATTGAAAGCCTTCAGCTGAGAAACAATAAAATCCGCGCTTTCTCCAGCAGATAAAGTTTCGTCTGCGACATTGGAATACATTTGGGCAATAACCGCTAATTGTTTTGCATCTTCGTCACTGAACCCGCTCTTTTTGAAAGATGCAGCCGCATCTACCATTTCTGACTAAAGTTTTCTGTATTGACTTTATTTGTTTTGTTTGCGTTTTTCCATCTCCTGCTGGTAGAACCAGTCTTTTTCTTCCTTTGTCAGCGGACGACTGTCACCTTTTGCCATCAACTCAAACATAAACGGTATTTTTGCACCGAACAGACGGCAAATGAGCGCCAAAACATCCCAGCAAAGGAAAAGGAACAATATTGCGCATATGCCCAAAAAAGTAAACATTTCTCATCACTCCTTTGTTTACACTATAGCACAATAAATCAATAAAATCAATACTAAATTTTATATTTCTATAAAATACCGACTATTTCTTCACCCTTGACTTTCGTCTATGGAGGGGCTGTACACTTAGTCTGTTGACACATCCCTGTTCAGGACTTCGCAACCAATCTACCATTGCACAAGCACTTAGGACTTTCGCCCATATGCCATCCTATTTATTTTTAATAGTTTCCCACATTCACGCGTAGGCTTTTTTCATCCTTACGTTGTAGTTAAACAGGCTTTAGGTTTTACTGGATTTCGTACAATTCTTAATGCACATTTACCATTTGTACATTCCGGCTCAGACACAATGGTTTACCGGTACGAGCTACAGTTTTCCCGAGAACTGCGAGGTCGTCTACATATTTTTCCAAAGCCGCGCCTTGTAATTCACTTACTTTAGAAAATTCTGTTACGGAAGCATCTAAGGCATAAACTTCATCGACCATTGAGCGAATAATATCAAGAGATTTATCCATGATATATTGCGCCTGTTGCCACTCTAAAGTTAATTCTTTTGTAGCCTTAGCGGCTTTAGATGTTTCGTTTTTTAACTTCCCAACACTCTCGTTAAGTTGCTTTTTTATACTTTCTGTTTGCAACTCAACATCTACGAGAATAGAATAATTTGCGTTTGATTGTCTTGCCATGCCACTTCCCCCTATCTTTTAGTTTTCCCAAAATAACGGGGTTTTATTTGGGAATAAGCAATCAATATTGCATCAGCAATATCATCATCGTTCTTCTTGGACTTTGGGGCTGTCCATACCAAATTAAGCCCGAAAATCTCATTAGCTTTTTCTATGGATTTCCTTTTCAATTCATCGCGACACATTCCTTGCCGCGTTCCGTCAAAAAGCCCCAACTCTTTACGCCAATCAGAGGGAGACAAAAACTGTATTTTGATATTATATTGGGCACAAAGCCCCAAAATCATTCCTTGAACCGCCCCAAGTTTCAACAATGTAATTTTGCCATCCTTTAATGGCGGCTGTTCATAATATAGCACATCAGGGCGCTGCCGCTCAATAACTTCACAGAACTCATGCCATTCTTGAATAAGACGCTCATCCCATTCTTTTCCCTTTGGTTTAATTGCTCCATAATTAACCAAAGTTCCATCCCTAAATACGCTATATCCAGAACATGATGTGCTCCCATCAACACCAATTACAACCATTTTGTCCCCCTTTCTAATTATATGTGACTTTTATGGGTTTGTTGCGTGAAATTCCTGCTACCCCAGCCTTTTGCATACCCTCTTTTAGCCACCGTCTCATTTTCCTTTTACCGACAATGCGTAATAACGCCGACCATGCATCTCTAACACCCGCATCGTTCTGCCAAGCACTACCATAAGCCCCCTGATAAATAATATCAGCCAAATAAGCCCGCATATCATCACCCGATACAATAGACACATGTTGTCCATAATCGCTTGACGAAGGGTCGATGCTACCTCTTGACATTGTGTTAGGATTATAATAAAATGAACCTTGCGCCAGCACATCGCCCTTGTTTGTCTTTGCTGCTTGCGCATCCCACGACTCTTGAAACTCTCCCGTTCGATTATAAACGGTTGGAGAATATTTCTCATAGACCTCTACACGTATAACTTCGCGATTTTCATTCCATATCTTTTGGACAATATATTCAACCGCTTCATAGAGAGGCTGTTGCAACATCTGCTTTAATTCGCGGTCATTTCTTGCTTGGTTTGCCATCCTTGCTCACCATCTTTTGAATTTTAGGTGCTATTTGTTTAATCATAATTGCCATGTTCCGCTCAAAAGAAGTTGTATAACGGATAGCATCATACAAAACATCAAGGTTTTTAATGTGGCTCTTTACCGCATCAACCAACCCACTTTTAAGCAATAGTTCATGTGGAACTTTCTGTAGTTCTTCAGGCGCGATATTGGTAACATGCGCCAAAAGCAGTAAGTCAATATCTGCCTGACGCTCACTCCATGTCTCAACCTCAGCAATCCTATTCACAATTTGTTGAATTTGCGCATAGGACAAATACGGTGTAACTTTTACATCATATTCTTCAAGATATACAGTATCTAGCTCTTTAATTTCCGTCATTTCCTTTTTCTCCTTTATATCATTATCGTGTAGCAATATTAGCAACCCATGCCAGCCCCGCGCAAATTATAACACTAAGACTAATCCAGTTCTCTTTCAAATAAGAAATAATATCAAACTTTCCCTTATTTTCAATAGCACTGACTTTTGCTTGGGTTTCTTTGTGACCGTCCTCAATGGCTTTTTGCATACCGTCAATTTTGGTATTTTGTGTTTTCAACTGCTGTTCCATTGTTATCATAGTTTTTTGTAGCTCGGTCATTGTAACTGCCAGTTGCTTATACGCTCGCGTATTTTGCTCAACCAATTCCTTAATATACGGCTGGGCTGTTTCTAATGCCGTAATTCTATTTTCCGCTTTGCCCATTCGTTTTTCCAACTCGTTATCCACCAACCATCCCCCCATCTTTAATTTTTATTTCTTCTTTATCCTTTTCTATCCGAACCCAAAGAGGAATAAAATTAAAGGGATTATTAAACACTTTGGTCTGCCCATCTATGTCAACATATAGTTGATTTTTTCTGCACATACGCACAGGCAATGTTCCCACTGGAATGTTCGCACCTTTTGCCACTTTACAATGTTTTGGCATTGACGGCATCGGTGTGTATGCGTTTACTTTTGTGCAAAAATATATAAAAGGACATATCTCACCGCTTATTTTGCATTTGTTGATTTCCACATAATCACACATTTTTATCCTCTGTTTCAACGAGTATAAAAAATAAAGGGGCGACATTTCTGCCACCCCTTTATATTTAACTTAGGATGCTGTTACCTTTACAACAGCGGGGTCAACCGCAGCATTGTTAGTAAGAGCGACTGAGATATACGCAGTGCCAGCTTTGAGGCGTGTCACGACACCATTCGTATCTACTTTAACAGTAGACGCATCGCTGGAAGTAAAAGTAAAGTTAGAGTTTGCCTTGCGCGGCGAGTTCATAAGACCGCCAAACACAACGCGGCAAAGCAGAGTCTCGGTAGTCTCGGTCGCAGATAGTTCAATTTCGCTATTCTCAACTGCGATTGCCACAACTTCGCTTTCCCAAGTCTCGCCAAAGATTTCTTCGGTCATTGTTCCGTAATAAGCCTCAGACCCACAAGTATCTGCATTGTCAACTGCCAAAGCGTTGCCAGTCAGAGATACGGTCGCGGCGCTGCTGGAATTGAGAGACAGGTCTTGATTACCATCCATCTGTAGACGCGGAATATCAGTCACAAGACGACCAATCTTAGTGGCATCAGTGTTCTCGCCAGCATACAGGTCATTGACAATAACAACATGAAGTTCAGACGGAACATAATCAGCCTCAATGGTAATACTCTTTGCGTTTTCGTCATTATAGAAATACTTGACGCAATAGGTCTCACCAGTTTTAGCATTGGGAATGGTCATGGTTGTGCCAGCAATGTTAGCAACACTCCAGTTTGCATCGCTGGGTTTCTTATACCAGCCAATAATTGTTCCGTTAAACGCCACGGGAGTATGTGCTAGAGTAAGCTGACCATTGGTAGTAATAGACTCACCCGCGCCATTGCTTTCATAAATAGTGATACCGCCACTCGTTACAGTAGTACCAAGCGTAGCAGCAATGTATTCAAGGTTAAACATTGCATCAGTCAAAGTGACCGCAAGGTTGCTATCATGGAAATAACGACCATACAGACCATTAGCCTTGCCGCCACGGACATCTTCCGCTGTGATAGACAGAGAGAAGGTTGAGTCCGTCAAAGTTTTAGCAACGCCAATAAGGGTATCACCCTTGAAAAGAATAGCGTCGCCAACACCCGCTAGAAATTTCTTCATAGTATTCCTCCTTGATTATTTCTGTGCCACTTTCCCGTTGCCGCCCATGCTTTTATTATAAGCCTCAACGGATGTGACATATTTATCATATTTATTCTTCTGTTTATGGAAAATCCAGTTTTCAATATCCTTGTCTTTGCCGGCGTAAACAGCAATCGGTCTTTTCGTCGTATAGTCTACTTCTCCATAAACCTCTTGGAATAGAGACTGGTGCGCCCGAAAAGTCATTTTTAACTGTTCGCTTTTTTGTAAGCCGCAATGTGCGGTAATAATGGAAATTTTACGCTCAGTGGTCGGCTCTACAATGCCCCTGTTCTTTAATTCATCGACTTCGTTAAAAGCCTGTTTTAGTTCGGGGCTTATATATTCGTCATCATAATTCAGCAAGTTCTGAAACATGATAATGCGCCGAATATCGTCAAATTCCTTATGCGTAATAATAAAATGTCTTTCCGTGTCATAAATACACGGTTTATCATCATCCAAATATCGCAACTGCCATTGTTTTATGCCGAGGCACAAAGACATAATAATATTAAAGCAAGAAATCTCCTCTTTACTTTCTGCAAAAACTTTCTTACACAGAAAATTTAAATAATTCATTTGTATTATCTCAACAGAGCCAAGCGAGTTTTTGTCAATAGAGATTATATGTGCCGCTGCCAAAAACAACGCACTTTTGTCAAGACTTATTGGCAAAATCTCTATAACTTTTTCATCTTTTAACTTGTAGGGCACGGGCAAATCAAAAGCAAAATAATTAAGTTCCAAAAACGGAATATCAATCATTTTAGCACCCCGTTTCTATGCCCGCATCACCCATTAGAGTCCCTAAATACAAACAAATCCCAGTGAAAGTTTTGGAGTTCCCTATAACGGTTTTAGCACCTGTGTATCGAGATAAAGTATCGTCTAATGCCAGCTTGCCAACACCGCCTATTTCAGCCCCATTTAGTACAGAAAGCAATAAGTGGGCGCAAAGGTCTCCCCTGTTTACTGGTATACCATTGTATTCGACTAAGCTCATTGCTCCACCGAACAAAAAATCAAAGGCAAAAACAACGGCGCTTTTGTACAAATCCACAGGCTGAACCATATAATTATAAATCTTCAAAATGCTTTTGCTTTCTGCAATGGCATCTTCTATAAGATTTGTAAAAAATATGTTGTAATTCTCTTGATGCGCACCATTTTTGGGTGTCCAAATTAACGACATTTTTTCTTTGAATGTTAAATTCTTTTTTGACAGGGCATCATAAGAATTATATTTTATAAGTTTCCAAAAATCCTCGGCGGCGGTTTCAATCGCAAGATGTTCCAATATTTTATAAGGTGCTTCAGGGAGACCATATAGTGCGTTATACATTTTATCACCCCATCATGCTCACAACTTGTATATCGATGGTTTTTGAGACTGTTCGTGTGTCACTGTAAAAAGGAACTGTGCAAGAAACAAACAGTTGGCATGTTCCCAGTTTACTCCCATACAACAAGCACTTATAACCCGAATCTTTAATTTTGGTCGTTTTCAGTTCTACGCCATCCGAACCTCGAAGTTCAATAATAGAGTCTGCTGGCATATCAAGTGCACCGCCGCCCTGCACACAATTAACTTCAAATTCCACTGGCTCAAACTGTCGAACTGTTGAAATGTCCTGCGATAAAACAATTTCCGTGTCATAATTCCCCGTAATTACCACCCATGCTTCTGCAAAAACATTATTATTTTGCCTTAGCGTACACGAAATTGTTGTTTCACCGCCACTCGCAGATGCTGATAGTATCGCTGCTGTGTTGCTCGCACCAACAATATAAGCCACATCGTCATCGTTGCTCTGCCACACCAGTTCAAATGGAGACACGGGCGCTTCACCGTTTTGCAACACATTCGCATACAAAGTGGTATAATAATCAAAAAACGCACTCTCCGACCCCGACAAAGAAATAGTCCATACATTTTCTCCATTATCAGCAATACCATTAACCAAATCGTCGCCGTCGTGCAACTCGTCCAAATACATATCAATGTATAAAATGGTCGGCTCTTGGTCTGCATCAGAATAATGGAGCGTATTTTGAAACCCCTGTATCTTAAATGGGCGACCGCCTATGATGAAACGCTTATTCAATGTCAACACTGCGCGGCTGTCTTTGTTAGCTTGCGTAATCACAACCGCATGGTTGTTGGGTGTGATAATATAATGGCTAATTTGGTTTGATGGAGACGACATATCATAATCAATAACACACGGGAATATGTGCACAACACCATACTCGTCTTTTATTTTTAATTCATTGTTACAACGCCTGATATTCACATCTTGCGATAAATCCGCAAAGTGATTATAATCGTTGACTATCCAGTAATTGCCGTCAAACTTATAATACAAGCCCCGACAACTTTGATGGCTTATATCCTTAAACACCAGTTTGAGAAAATCACGCCCATCTTTTAACCCATGTGTGACATCTGCTACTGTGGGCTTTACCCACGCTTCAATTTCTGCATATTGAGTTGCCCCAATGCCGTTTTGTTCCAGTACAACGCCCCCGTTTTCAGGGGTCTTTGCCGCGCCATTATCCCATTCTTCATCAATAAACGCTTGCGCCAAATCGCGGTACATATCATTTGGAAGTGGTGCAAAATAACTTATAGCCATTACACCCCCTCCTTGATACTGTTTGTCATATGCAAACAAATTGATTTAACAGATTTATGCGTCGCTTGGCAACCCAGTTCTTTTAGCCCAAGAATAGAATGGTATATTTCATACTCGCCCATTCCAAGATATTGAACACTTATCCTATTCAAATAAGCCAAATAATCGGCTTCCGAAATCTCTTTGCGCTCACAAGCCTCAAACAGTAACAAAATATGATAAAGGGGCTTAATTTTATCTTCCATACGCTCCCCTCCATCAATACTCATAGCTTTCTATGTCTTGCAACAGATAAGCCGTAATCGCCCTATCCACTTCCTCGCGCAACTTATCAATAATGTTGCCCTTTTCCTTGAAATTCTGCGACTCTGAATTGTAAGAAAACACATTCTTCAAGCCCAGCTTCAAGGCAATCTGCGCCGCATTATTGGTTTCATACTCCCACCACGCGATAACCCAAAAGCACCCAAGAATATAAATCTCCTGTGGGGATAAATCCGCAGAGAATGTCCGTGCCGTCGCATCATAATCTAAGGACTTTCGGCATTGATAGAATTGAGGAACTGAATAAATCAGAAGGCTATCAACCCTCTTATTAAAATCTTCTTGACTTTGCTGATTTAATTTGGTAAGTTTATAATCAGCAACAATAGTTAATGCGCGTTCAATAACCACATCAAAACTTGTCATGCTTATGTCCTCTCCAGTTCGTTGCGTCAGCCATCCAAAGAGGCGATTTCAACCAAATTCTTACCCGACAACTCGCCTAAGCGCATCAAAACATTCGCGTCAACATATTCTCCACGAGAACGCTTGTCAATAATTGTGTCAACGATTATTTTCTTCTGCACAGCATTAGACATCTTGTACATTTCAACAACATCCGAAGCATCGGCTGACAAAATTTTGCGCAACTGTTCATCAGACAGTAGTTGTTCATATAGTGCGCCCAGCTGTCTTTCCTCTACAAACTGCGCATCTGCAATATAAACATAACCACCCGTTATGGTATTACCCATATTGGTGACAATCTTATCTGCCTCGTCCTCTGAAAAATCGCGGAAATTAAACTGCCCATCAATTTCCCACAGGACAGAACCTTGTAGTAGCAGTTTGCCAACTGTTAGGTTCACAAATCTGATTTTTCTTTTGCTGGTCGGAGCGCTTTGTTTCGCTGCACCTAGCAGCTTCATCATCGCGTCCATCTGCGCTTTTAATTCAGCAACTTGTTGCTTTAGCATGTCTTTCTCGGTATCTTTTTTTGGCTGGACGGCTTTTGTTTCGCCCGTTTTTGCTACATTCGCCATGATTTTTTCCTTTCATTCCTTTTGTTCAATCAGTGCCAGCGAACACATTCACTGGCACTGATATTATAACAATTACTCCGTGATGGTGTACACACCCGCATGAGCCGCAGAAGCATACACAAAATCCCATTCCTTGCGATAAGTGAAGTTGGAAGTAATATCAGCATTGTCAAAATGCTGGTTGGTGTTGGTCATACCTTGGGTCATTACGCCCTTAACCAGCTTGTCAACAGAGGTAGATACCACATAAATCTTGTTGGAGTCGAGCACTAGTGCACCAGTGGCATCGACAGCGTTGCGGAGACGGAGAATGTCAAAGTCCATAACATTCTTAACCAGTTCAATAGAGCCGCCGTCGCCATCAACATTCATGCGATAACCAAGAGAGCTATCTGGCACAACATTCATCAGCGCGACAGCAGAACCAACGATAGTAGCAGGAGCGCCGCCATTCTGAGCCTGTACAGTTTCGCACATCTCGACCAGTTTCTTCAGGTCAAACTTGCCAGTCACGTTCAGAGTGCCAGTCGGGATGGTGGCGAGACCCGTGTTAAGAGCGCCAACAGCGTCCTTATACATCTCGCTTTCAACACTGCGAAGCAGCCAGCCCATGAAATCAGCGATGTTTTCCTTGCCCGCAAGGACTCTGTAAAGGTCAGTGTAAATGGTAACAATGTGTCCAATCGGGGTGACAGTAATGTCGCCCGCAGATTTCTTCTGACGGAAAGTGGTGCGCTGACCGTTTGCATCCAGTGAAACGGTATAGAAAGAGCCGGGCATAATCTTGAACTTGGTCACATCGCCAACGCCCTGAGTGCGGAAATCCGCAAAAGCGCCAAACTGAGGAAGAATAGTCTCAGGGAGAATAGCCGTGATAGTGGCATCAATGATGGCAAAGGCAGCCCAGCGGGTAGACGGATGGCTAATCCACGCGGACATCTCGTTGTCCTTACGGGACACACCGCCCTTTCTCTCTACCTCAGCAAGAAACGCTTCCTGCATGAGTCCCTTGTTTTCTACACTCTGTTTCTTATCGCAAAAATAGGACATAGCAGCCTCGTAAAAAGCCGCGTTGCCGTCTGCAAATGTAGTCAGTTCTTTATTCAGTAGCATATTTTTACTCTCCTTTTTAATTTTATTTTAATTAGTTGCGCACGCAGCGGAGAATGACGGTCGCAACCTCATCCTTGCCACAAGTGATAGAGTGAAGCCCCTCAACGCGGAAAGAAGCGCCCGTAGCGACAGAAGCAGCAGGATCAGCAAACTTGCCACTCGCGGCAACGCCACAGAACTGACCGACATTAGCGACAGCGGGAAGAGCACCGCCAGCAAAAGCAAGCGCGTCAACCTCGATAAAATCGCCAACAACAATCCCCTTAATGTCAAAAGGCAGTCCCTTCACATTGTAGAATGTGCGAATATCGTCATGAACCTGCTGTTCCAGTGTCTTGCCCACTTCAGGGGTCGCGACGATATACACGCCTGTGGCATTTGCGGCAGCTAGGTCAACATCATACTCATATCCAGTAATTTGACCATTAGCCGCCTGTCTCATTTTCTTCAGCGTAACCAGTGTGCCGTTATCCACGTCAGCGGTAAAAAGACCGACAAGATTAAGAGCATCCACATTGGTGCACGCCATTGCTGTAGTGTTTACAATACCATGTGCCATTTTAATTTCTCCTTTTCGTTGTTAAATTGTTTCAAAATTTTTACGAAGCCTATCCCAAATATCTCCTTCGGGAACGCTTTGTTTACTTACGGGCGCGGCAAAAGACCACACCTCTGTATTCTTTTCTTGACTCTTTTTCTTGACTGCGCCAAAACAAATTGCCTTAGCCTTATTAGTCCAGCCGTCAATCGCGTCAAATTCACATTTTAAGCCTTCGTCTCTAATCTCGTTATAAGTTGAATTATCCACGAAATCTTTAATGTCTGCCATAACAGCCTCAACTGTCATTGCACGTTCTTTTTCCAAAACCTTGTTCTTAAAATCAGACAGGACTTCAATTTCATGGTCTTTATTCATAATAATATTGTCTCTGTCCTCAATCTCTGCTTTAAGACGACAAGTTTCTGCTTCAAGTTCCTCATAAGACATTTTCTGGTCTGCATCTTTCTTTACAGTGTCCCATTTAATTTCAGCCTCAATCGCATCATCGTCTGCACCAGTCTTAATATCAGCGTCAACACGATAACGCTCACCATCTTTTGTATAGATAATATGGTCGTTTTCAACACTGTCTACATATACATCGCCCTCATGCTCTTGAACCTTTTTAATAATTTCAGCCCAAGCCTTGCGCCCTTCGATTTCAGCCATTTTTGCCTCTGTTCCGGGTTCAACCATTTTGGTTTCTTCCATTTTAGCCTCCTCCTTTCCATCAGTTTCATTAAGCCCTAAATCTTTATAAATTTTCTCGACTTTGCGCACAACCGCTTGCTCATTATTTGCCTTTGCATACGCAAGAGCAGACGCTAAAGCGTGCCTATTGTATACAAATGTATTACCTTTCAGTTCCATTACCGGATATTTCAACCCCTCACTTGGGGCATCTTCCCAGCCTTCACGCACCTCAAGATATACCGCGTTTACTAATTCACTGCGATTTTTTGCGCTCATAACCTTGTCACGCAACGCCGCCTTGTCCACTTCAGACCAATCATCGGAAGAAAGTTTTTCTTTCGACTTGTCGATTTTATATTTCTTTCCGTCAGCCATCGTTTGTTTCCTTTCTTTCGCAAACTTCTTCAAAGCCTCTAAAGAGTCAGAACGCTGCTCAAAAAATTCTTTTGCTTGCTCGGCGAAACGAACAAGACTTACTTCCGCATCGGGGCAACTGGGACGGAAAGCCTTACCCAAAATTGTACTGCCGTAAGCATCAAAACTTAAAACCTCAGACTCATCCTCGCCCGTTTCAACTCTCATTTCTATGCTGGTAGCGCGGTGATTGTCCCTTACGAACATATCATAAGCATCTTTTGCATATTGCTTTGATAAAATAGCATAAGCCCACGCTTTCACTACCTTTGCTTCGCCGCAGCCGACCTCCTCAAACTCAATAGCTTTATTAGGAACAAAATAACCAACGGGAACTTCAGCTTTGTCGTGACTCCCTGCGTCGCCACACATCATATGAGCCACCAAGAAATTGCCACGAATAGAACCAATGTCACGCCGCAAGACTTCTTCGCTAATTCTTAGCCCGTGGGAATTGGGCGCGGTTGATAAAACGCAAACTTTTGCGATAGCCAGCTTTTCTTTGCTGTATTCTCGAAATTCTTTCAATTCCCCAGCATTTTCAAGTTTTACATCTTTTTGCACAGAACTCCTCCTTTCTCCAAAAGTACTACAGAATGCCTCAATTTGGCTATATATGTTAAATCTCTAAACCATGATTGGCAAGAAACTTTAACAACTTATTATTTTTCTTGAAGAAAAGCGCGTCATTATCTTTGTACCGTGGAATAAACCCTGCTTGATGGAGTATAAAAGCAATTTCGCCATCAGCAATATAATATTCCTCAATATCTTTTGGAACACCCAAAACAATCATAGTTCTACTCCTATAATGCCCCAATCCTTAATGTGAAAATCATATGCATCATAATCAGTCGGCATTTGTTCTGCTTTATCCCGCAAAGTAATAACCTGACTAATCACATCTGTGAATTTCTCCATAAAATCTTGCAACATCGCGTTTACATTAAAATCTCGCTCTTCTTTGGCAATATAATATGTTTGTTTGACAATTTCATAAACACTTTCAACTTCATCATAAAGCGTTCCCATCATGTCAAACAAGTCTCTATATTCGCGCGCGTCTCGATGGGTTTCAGGATAAACAGTGGTTAAATTATATTTATCCTTAAAGCTGCTAATTTCGTCTGCCAACAGTGGGAACAAATGCGCCAACTTATGATGGCAAATTTCTGCCGCTTGTGGCATAGCCCAAATATTTTGCATCCACGAAACCTGCCTATCCATAGTGCGGTTGAGGTCAAAAAGAGCGCCAACAAGAATATCCAAAGCCTCACTTGTTTTTTCAGATAACATCATAATATATCACCCCTTTACTCCAATTCTTCGCGACTGGCTTCGCCGCTATCCGTTAATTCGGTACTGTCCTCACGAGGGCGACCCGCCCCAATATCACCTTTACTTGCTGTGTTGACATTCATCAGCATCTGTGAATAATCAGAAACCCAATGCGAATTTTTACTTTCGCTCAACATCGCTTCAAAAACCTGTGGTTCATAGCCCAAAGCAGCCCCCCATGCAGATGGTGGCAAAACAACACCCTTGTCAGCAGTTTCCTTTAGCATAGAAAATCTGTTTTTACGCTCAAAAGGATAGTTTGACCCATCAAAAACGAAACGCCATTTATACTTTTTCGTTAATTGATTAGCATAATATTCCATAAAATTACCGAACTGCTCATAAAGAGGCTTCATAGTTTGATACATGTCATTTAATCCAGCCTCAATCTCAGCATTGGATTGCCGGTCAGAACTATAAATAACACGGCTAATACCCGAACCTACGCCCGCAGAAGTTGCAAGCTGGTTAGAATACATATCAGCGTTACTATCTTGGAACTGATAAAATTTAAGGTTTTCCGTCGGCATAGCCGCAAGTTTTATTAAACTGCCAAGCCCAGACTTCGCTTTTTGCATAAAACCGCCAAGAGCCTTGGGGTCTATTGCAAACTGGTTCGCTTTAGTCCCTGATTTCGCGTTGTCGAAAAGACGGATTTCACCAGCGAGAACCGCATAAGCCGATGCAATATCTTTGTTGTATTGCAACTCAGCAATCTCTTGATTTGTAATAGCATTCTTTAAGAAAGGCGCTAAAAACGGCGTAGTATTGAAAGTGCTTGGATTTCGCTTAAACGCCCAATACCCGTCCGTTGGAGATAGCTGCGTATACATTGCATAAGTTCCCGTTCTCTCGTCCAACGGGACAGAGGGGCGATAACCTTGTAAGCCACCTTGCGCCGCGAATACACGATTAAACGCCGCTGTCATTGATGGGTCATATAAATCCAAATCTGTTCCAGCTTGCAGAAAATAACTCATGTCCATGTCAAACAAAAGTCCTTTTTCCCAATAACCCGTCAATAAACATCTGTCTTGTGGCAAAACCTGTAACGCAAACTTCATCCCTTTATTTCCCCATTTGGTTTTGCGGAAAGAAACAAAGTAAACTTCATGTGTCATAAGCTGCTGAACAACCTTTTGAAATTCTGCTTTATAATGGAACTTATTTAAAAAGTTATATATTTTCTTTTTGTCTGCTGCGTAATCGCTTGATTGATAGTCACTTTCAGTGAAAGCGTTTATACACACAGGCGTTAAATCAAAAGAAAGCGCATTACAATACGCCTGCAAAGTCCGCGCGAAAATCATGTCATATACAGACATAAATTCCATGTAACTTTGAATTGTATCCGCGCTACTTTTATAATTTGCCAACGCTGTGTCAATCTTTTTAGAGGTCGGGCTTTCGGGATTGGTATTTAACCCCTGCAGCAAAGAATTGCTTAAATCGGGCGACCAAACACCAAATCTATCATAGCCATATAACGCTTGTGCAAACTCAACAACTTCCTTTGATTGTTCAAAAGAAATCAATGGTTTATCATCACTCATAAAACTCCTCCTTTCTTTTAATATACCAACTGAATATCGTCAAAATCAAACTCTTCTTCTTGGTCTTGTCTCTGCCATTCGTTTTCAATCAAATCAAAAACTAAAAGCCCCATAGCACAAGTAACGCTACGGTCACGATGCCCGCCGCGCGGAGCTTCTAATTTAATTTGGTCGTTTTTAATTTCCGTTCTTAAATTCACTGACTCGGAAACAAGCAAATCGGTCTGCCCATATGGAGCTAGTTTCTCTGCCAATTCTTGTGAAGAAAACTTGAAGTATTCACCATTATCTTCCAGCTGCTCTTGTTTGTCGCTCATCGATAACAAAAATTTAACACGCCCGCGTTCCAATGCCTGTTTCATGGAGCGCCAATAAGAAGTGTTCAAAGCCGCCGTGCCAAAAAATGGTATAATACAAGGGACTCCATTTTTATCCACCGCCTTAGAACGGTAATAATCCAACTTGTCTCTTGGCGCGACTTGATACTGCATTGTATCAGCAACTGTCAAACCACGAACATCAATAAATGAACTATATTCTCCATCGTATGGTTTGCTTAAAGAATTAACAATCGACTCGCCGCCGCTTCTTGCGTCCGGGACTAGATAATCTGCATTATATAAAAAGAACAACTCTTTTAACCTATCCGCGCAACCATCGGCATCATCGGCTGTTGGCAGTCTTTCAATATAGTCTACATATTTTTCAAAATGGTCTTTCCGCCAAACGCCTCTCATACAAAACGCGATACTGTTATCAGACTCGTTCGTTTTACTTTTGGTCTCCGTCCACGCGAAGTCTGCCACAACCAACCTTATTTCATTTTCTGCTCGAGGTGGCGAATAACAAGCATTCCCCACAATCAAGTCCTGCACAGTTGGCGGTCTAAAACAATGTTCCACTACCTGATTAGTCTTAAACGACTCATAAGAAAAGAAAGAGTCCAACGACTCTCCCAAAAACTCGTTCAAATCCTCTAATCGGAAAGACTCCTCCGTGGATGCCCTTTTTGCTTTGTTGTAATCACCAACGGTTTTTAGACCGTTTTCAATACTCATAAATATATCGCCAGCAAAAACATTTGTCCGCGTGTCGGGATGCGTAAACATGTCCACGACACTGTTCTGCCAGTGTTTATAAAGTGGCTCAAAAGTATAACACGCAGAACTCAAAGAAAGCGTGCGGGTTTCCTCCAACCAGCGAGGGTCATTAGCATACTGCGGCTTTTTCAAAAACTCTGCTTGTCGCGGATGCCCCATTGGACGAAATACCGAATGAATGATATTAGGCTTAATTAAACGCCTTTCTTCATATATCAAAACAGTTGCACGAGAACCACGAGAAGAGTCAAGCGCTGGCAAAACCTTAATGGTGCTGCCATTTAGTTTGTTCTCGAAACACCAACCATCATCGTTTTGCGTTTTCACCAAATATTCTTTTTCATACATATACAGCAACACAGGGCTGTTTCGCTTAATAATTTCATTAAGCATTTTTTCAGCCATCTTGTTCGCCTGATTAACAGTGCTTGATGTAATAACCACCTCAGAGCGAGGGTACAAGTCAGCAATGGCAAACGCAAAAGTGCCCACCATCCAACTTTTAGACAAGCCGCGCGAACAAATCAATGTATAGTTGTCGCTAACACCCATTTGGTGAAATACGACTCGCTGAAAAGGCTTTAGAGATATGCGTAGATATTCTTCTATATAAATTTCAATATTGCGCCGAAAGAAACTAATCCAATTTTTTACTCGCGAAACATTTTGTTCTGTTGCAATCGAAGAAGAGCGGTATTGCGTAGTAATAAGTTGATTTTCCATATACTTTCTACGCAAAGGCTTTGTATTCGGTCTCATTTCTTACCCGCCTTTTCCTCTTTCTGCAAACTCTCTATGGTAGGATAATTCCGTGTGCCCGCAATGGCGTTTTGCACTGTACGCAAAATACTACGCCACATTTTTTCGTTACCCGCATAATCCTTGTATTTTTCCAAATCTTCACACTCTGCGGGTTCCTCGTTTTCAATGCGCCACGCCCATCGGTCGATAAACTTCTCTGTTTCGCTTTGCTTGGTCTCTTGGAAATTATCAATTTTCAAGAGCTTCATCAACTTTAAGATTTCATCAGTTGTTTCTTTTGTCGCATCGCCTTTGAACTTTTTCAATTCTGCTCGGCAAAGGTCACGATACCGCATCTCCATAGCTGTATCCATTTCGAGAATATTTTGCGTATAACTCTCATACAAGTTATTCAAATACTCGTAATCTTCGCGTTCGTATGGCTGCGAAGAGTTTGACCCCCACACTTGGTGTTGGGCTTTCTTGTATGCTGCCTCTTCATCAGACAATGCCTGCGCTTCTTCTTTTTGGCGCGCTTTGCTCACTAGTTCCATATAAACAAGTTCATGTAAACTTGTGTCAGAACGCCAAATTCCCCTTGGCTTGTGCTCCTGTCCTTCAAACAAACGAAGATATGCATTAAAGATGTCAATGTTTTTGCCCGTACTTTCACGAGCTTTTACACACTCTTCATAAAGACTTGCAATATAGGGGACTTCGTGTTCTGCTAGCAAACACCATAGCGCCGCTTTTTCTGACTCCGTCTCCCGCAAATAAGACTTAAACTTCGATTTTGTACAAGGCTTGCAAAACAAACTCGGAGAACATCCGTCGTATGGCGAACGATAAAACTCTGATAATGGTTTTTCTTTTTGGCAACACCGGCAATAACCGTTTAATCTTATATCCATTTTTGCTCCTATAACAAAAGACACCACGATTATCACCGTAGTGTCTTTAAGTTGACTATCTTAGTTTAAGTAGTATATTTTGTTAAAACATTCTCCATCTTCGTCAAAACACGCAAAGTACGCGCCTGCTCGACTGTTCTTATGAATTGATTTGGCATATGGGTCGATACCACAAATTGAGGGGACTCTAACCACTCGCCTACCGCCCACAGAACCAGTGCCCGCAGGATTGCAACTGGCATCATGGAAATGTGCACCAAAACAAGCATCAATACTCACATCGTACAAATTTTCAAGATATTCCATTAAAGACTTCAAATCTTTTGTCTCGCCATGAACGAATACAAAATTTTCATGAAATATCGTTGTAAAATACACATCCTCATTGTAAGGCTCGACCTTGATGTCGGGGCAATCTTTTAACCTTAAATCAACAAACGCATGAATAATATACTCTAGGTTTTCTTCAGGAAACTCCGGCTTTTGCGACAAATATCTGCAAACCGTGTGGTTTCCACCAACAAAAGCTACTTCTAGCGGAACACCGAGCCTCTCCCGAACAGCCACAAGCCACTGTGAAACAAACTCTGCATATTCGACAACCGATTTCACGACAGGCTGTCTCAACTTAATTAAACTACTTGCGCGAATAAGCCCCTCTAGCGAGTCTCCGCCAAACACAATTTTTAATTTATCTATATCTAAATCTTCTGCATCAAGTTTGGCGAGCAAGTTCCACATTCGCGCCTTGAAAATATCCTTATCATACGAATTAACAACCTCACCAAAAAGCCCCTTTACCACAAAGTTGCTATCATAATGAGGGTCGGCAACTTCCAATAGCCCAACTTTTTCAGTCGGTTTTGTATAAACAATATGTTTAACTTCTACAGGCTGTAATTCCGCAATAGACGCTTTTAATTGCTCCAACAATAATTCGTTACGCCCAGCAGCACGATAATATTCCTGTGCCTGTAAGTTTACAGTTTGAAGGCGTTTTCTCTCTTTAATCAAATCTTCTTGCGCCGCTTTAATTTCTTCTAATTTATCTTGGTCATGTATGTTAGAAATTTCTTCATCGCCTAAATTTTTGATAAAAATAGAAAAACAGCGTGTCGCTCTACCAATATAATCATCCGAGAAAACATTCGCGTAATCCTCGCCAAGAACGAGACGCGCCCATTCTTGGCGAGAAATTATTTTATCTTCAAGTTGCTGAGTAGCGTTTTTCACTTGCGATAAATAATTCATCCTTTTATTCCTTTTATCAAATTACTTTTTCACGATGCGAACTTGAATACGGTCAATAGCTTTGCCATAAATACCAGCATAACCCATGCTATTCACCGTGTTAAAACTGCGTATCCAACTTAGATAGTTTTTACCGATGGGTGAAACACGATATTCAACATCATAACCTTGCGCCCCCTCCAGCCGCATCTGTACGCAGTCAATATTCTTTCCAAACACACCCGCGTACCCGTCTTGTTTCGGGTCGTTATTCGCAACCCAAGAATACCATAAGCCGTTTACACTATGGACACGAACACTTAATACGCCCCTATCCACCTTTGCTTTTAATGCTGTGATTGCCTGTTTGGAAATACCTGCATAATCTGTTGCCCCACGAATTTCCCCAAGCCAACGACCATTTCTACCGCCAATGTGTGCCTGATAAATTACATCTGGAACAGTTTCTGTTTTGACAGGCTCTGTACTAACCGGAGCTGCATCATATTTTGGACGACCATACCGAGCCAAAGGGAGCCTAGAAATGGTATAAGTCTTTTCAGCAACGCCGTCACCATTGCTTTCCACGTTCCAACCCGCATAAGTGTTCCCCTCAATGGTTGTCACCTTGCCATTAGACACGCCAACCACAATCCCGGTATGGGTGAACACAAGCCGCCTACCGTCCTTTTTCCCAAAAAAGATTTCATCGCCAACCATTGGGGTGGTAAACAATCTTTTATTTTTTTCATACTGCTTAGCCGAATAAGTACATGATGCACCGAGAGTGGTGTGAAAGGTGATTTCTCTGGCTCTCTTCGTGCCAAACGCTTTCACAAAACACCAGTCTACAAAGCACGCGCACCAAAAATAGCCATTTTTCTTGCCATTGTAAAAACCTTTGATATTGTCCAAGTCGCGGGCATATTTAGTATAATTGTTGTTGCCTGCATTCTCAGTTTTGCTATCAAGATTTTTATTGCTGGCTTTCTCAAAATAACCAAGTTCCTCTCGCGCTATTTTGATTACTTCGTTAGCAGTTGCCATATAAATTACTCCTTTTTCCCGTCCTCTTGATAAACAATGCCCTCTGCTTGTTCTTTTTCAAGCATAGACATAAAATCAGAGTCAGCGGGAGATTCATACGTCTGCGCCCGTTCGCTGTCACCAACTCCCTTGGTCGTGGGGTCAACCAAAACACCAAGAGTAGTAAGCGCCGAAATTGTCAATGTAATGTAGTTGATTACTTCATCAGAAGAAATTGCGGGGACAATGTCAAATGCGCCAAGTAGGGTATACACAAACCCAACCAAAGCAGGAATAACAGTTGCCCAAAACACGGGGTTTTTCACACGAACTTTCCAGTTAATTTTCATCATTTTTTCTCTCCTTACTTTCCATCATAATTTTATGGCGTTCTTTCTTTTCTAAAAGAAGTTGCCTAAAACGACTTTGTACCTCTGCCCTTTTTTCTTCGGTGACTTCTTTGCGCCCTTGATTCTCTAGCTCTTGCGACAAAAGCAAGCGGTTATAGTCTCTTTGTGTCAAAGCGTTATTTTTCAGCCGCTTGCGATATTCCTTTGTAACGCCCTTCATATTGACATCATCAATAAATCCATCGCTTGGCGTAAATACAGGCACAATTCTTTCGGGGATAACATAAGTTACCAATTTGCCGTTTTTAGCAGTTTGGGTCTGTAATTTTTCTTCTACTTTCCGAACAGAAAATTTCCCAAGCAACGGCAAATGGCACTTGTTGGTAAAATAAATGTTCCGCACAATCACTTCAACAATCGCGGCATACCATTTTTTTGCAGAAGTAATGCTCGTGCTATCCGCGAAACGCAAGATTTCTTCATAAAACTCTTTGTCTGTTAAACCTGTTCTATCATTCATCCTTTTTGTCCTCGCCAAAAATTTCTTGATAGGTTACTAATGTCTTTTCCTTGATAAACTCACGCCACCCAGCAGAAAAATGAAATGTCGGGATTCTATAACCCTTTGTTTCTTCCATAAACACTTTCTTCTTGTAACGGGGACTATAAACCGTTACATTGCGCATGGGGACATTATCACGGTACGAAAAAGAACCGATACCTTTCATTCGCACCTCAACGCCCTCTAAAATAGACTCCCGCACAATATCATAAAAATTATTCAAGACGCTATGCGTGTCTTTCAAAGAAGTACCAGCTCGTTGGCTAATTTCCTCAACTAAATCCGCTAAAGTTACATATGGTCTCCTTGCCATTTTCGTTTTATCTCTCCCTTATAGTGATATTAAATTGAACACATTTTTTCAAAAAAACCAGTAATATCAAGGGTTTAAGCCACTTTTCTTTGGCGAAAAACTCCTCGTTTATCAATAATAACGTTCTCTGTCCATCTGACGTTTTGCCACCTTGTAACATTCTTCCGAACAATATTTTGCCCCATTCTCTCCATTATGTCTTTTCCCGCAAACAGGACAAACAGGTTTTGCATCTTTCAAATTGTTGCATAGATTGTTGTATATTTCTTTCCCAAAGCACTCCCATAATAGTCGTTTCGGAGACTGTGGGCGAACCGTGTATAAATAAGCCACCAACGAATTAACAATAATATCAACGGAATAAACGCAATCGCCAACAATTTGTTCTTTAATCTTTTTATATACGTATGCTTCATCGCGCCTATCACTGTCTTCAGACTTCTTAAACATACCCTGCCGTTTATTCCAATAGTCATAAGCTGCAATAATTGGATTGCCATCATCAATTAAAAACGTAAAATCTTGGTTCATCAAAAGACGATAATCAAAACGCCCAATCTTTTTATTCCATCTTATGCGGGAAGAAACAATCTTTTCTGATATGCGGTTCATAGTAGAGTTATTTGGGTCATTCACCTGAAATTTTGTTTTATCTTTGGCATAAGTGAAAAAAGCTGGAAGTTTTGTATTGGTATATTGTTTGATTTTGTCTTTAACAGATTTTGGCGGTGGATTTCTCCACAAGCATTTTGCGTAATCTCATTTACACCCTCGGTTTCCCGATATTTATTAGGGGATTAGACTATATCTTCATCCCTGAAAGCAAAGCAGGGAGGCTGGCACTTCCAAACAAGGAATTTCACCTTGAATGTACTCTCTTGCGAGATAGTCGTTTAACCTTCCTCTTTTTCAAGAGGCTCGGCACAGGATTGACATAATGTTTGTTTATATTTTTGAATTCGTGTGCGTGCTTTGCTAATAGTAGTGTTAAAAAATGCAGCCGTTTTCGATAAAGAACCTATTTCTTTGTATTTTATATAATAGTTCTTTAATTCTTCCCTCGGAATTCTCTCTACAGAAGGTTTTGATTTTCTATTAACTGAAGCTATGCCTTTCCCACGCTTTCGATTTCTCTGAAATTCATCCCAGCCCGCTACTTTGACATACGCCCAAGTGTTAGAAGAAATGATACCGTTTATGGGCTTGTAACTAATATTTAATTCTTCCATGATTTCTTTTGGTGTAAAGCCCGCAATCAATCTCTCCTTAACTACTCGTGCTTGCTCCAATGTAATTTTCAATGTTTTCTTTTGAACAAACCTCCCTTTACGAGACAAAGACATTTTTTCTTTTGTTTCTTCCGACAAATGCGAACCCAATAATCTTTTTCTGTTTTGTTCCCCCACTAAACGACGGCTTTCTTCGGAAACAAAATCTACTAATCTTTTTGGTTGCCCGCCGTCTTGTATCGAATAACACTTCCCCAATGCGCGATAAAAATTTATCCAATAAACTTCTCTTTCGTCAATCTTTTCTTTGGATAAAATTTCGACAATCGAAAATTGAAAATTATTCTCGCCATACAAATTCCAAGCATTTTGTAAATGCTGATTATCGTGTTCCCCCTTCCGCAAATGCCATTGGTGCAACCAATATCTTTTCTGAAAGCCTTGAGTAGTCTGCCCTATATACACAAAACCATTAACAATATTAGTAATTTTATAAATTCCAATATTTTTTTTATATTTTTCTTCGTCTACAAAAACCAATCTTCACCCCCCTTTCATAAAAAATAAAACAAACATCTTAGTTTTCCCTGTTAGCACGGCGTATGCCGCACACCCTACATTTGTAGGTTCACCAGCTTTTACTTATACATTACTGCATAAGGTGACCGCTACAATCACTTGATTGTTAATATAACAAAGCCATTTCACCGCATCCAATTCCGCACTTGTTATATCGCCACTATTCCAAATCTTCGAGATGTTGTTACTTACAACACCAATATTGCCACCCGTATAAGCCGCTATCATTCCATTGTACAAAACTTCGTTTGTAATTATACTCGGCTGTGCTTTTCGCAAATCATAAGCAAGTGGGACAATATCTTTCATATTGCGTTTTGCACAATTGATTAGGTCTTTATCTTTCACAACAAGTGATTTGTCCCCATCTGTGTCAAATTGCAATATCTTTGAAATCAAATCATGACAACTTGTATAAATACATTTCGTGTCACCAAACCATTTTTCCGTTTCAGCATTTCTTGTATTCTTCCTGACAGCCCACTCTCTATATAAGTGCGGACTTCTAAGGCAAGCCAATTCGTCGCTATCTTGGAACTCTCTTGTATAAACCTCTCCGTCTTTCAACAAGCCTTTAGGGTCTTTTATTCCAAGAAACAACCACTCGCAAAATGCATACAAGTCAGGAGCAAGGAAGAGATACTTTCCATTAACCCTTAAGCGCCCCGCCTTGCCCTGCTTTGACAAACTCTTTTTTGTCTGCTTTATCACGTCTCTTGTATAAGCATCTCTATACAATTCAGGGTAAATCCGCAAAGACTGTTGAAAATAAGACGGATTGCGATTATATTCCGTAGCTCCAAGCAATCGCATCGTTGCTTGAAAATCATACCCAATAGCCGCAATATCTTTATTCGTGGCAGAAACCAGTTTTTCCATTTCGCCATCGGTCATATCGCTCAATGTTTGCAACATTTGATAATTGATGCGGCTCTTAGGGATATAATTTTCTTCCATATTGCAATAAGAGGCTTCGCAATGAAACGCTTTGAAACGAGCTTTATAACAATTCCAATCGTGAAAATATTTATACAACTTAAACTGACTCTTTGTGAAAATATATCGGATACCTTCTTCTATGACCTTATGTTTCTCGCCGTATATATCCGTTACAGCAACCTCGCCACCGCATTTCTCTCTTATAAATTCATCAAACGGGAAATATACCAGCAAGCCTTTGATAAAAGGAAGTCGGACCATTCTCGTTGGTTTGTCGAGCATAATCCCGCAGCCATCCATATGTGGCACAACTGTTTCGGTTAATTCCCTCTTAATTTCAAATTTTTCGTTTATATGGTCGACAAGCCCCGGAACAGCGGTTTCCCAATCATCAACCACAATAGACTTGTCTATATCGAAATCTTCCCAAACATCAGTAGCCGAACTCATAAGCGCAAGATAAGCACAAAACTTATTGGGATTTATTCCCCCAGCAGCATTTATCTCGTCAACCGTCAAGCCACACATAATTTTCTGTTCTATTCTCTTGTATGTCGACTCTTTAATGAAAACCGCTCGTTTCTTTCTTATCTGCCCCGCCGACGCTGTTAAGAATATATATTTCTCGCCCTTGTAAGTAAACCCGTTATTTACAGCATCATGAAACACCTGAAAGAAAAACACATTCAAAATTATCAAGTCGTCCGTTAAACTGTTGGTAGGTATGCCAATGGCTCTTGTTAGAGAACTTTCAAACAAACTCACCACCATTTTGTCATTTAATACCAGTGGGTTTAGTTCGCGTTTTTTGTTTCCAGCATCTGCCGAAAGTGCATTGGACAACTCTGTTTTGTAATGCTGTACCAGTTTATTAACCTTTACGCAAATATTTTCATATTTCCGTCGCCGCCCTGAATTTTGATACTTAATAATTCTGTGCTTTAATTCTTTCCGTAGCGCATACAATCGCAGCAGTTTTTTATGAATAGCCCGTTCTGTCGCATCATATAGCGCATCGGTGCATACCGAATAAAGGAACACTTGATTTGTTAAAGCCAAAAACTATTCCCCCTCTTGTCCTTGCGAAATGTTAAACACATCATTACTGCCCTCATATATCCATCTGCACCAAACCTCTTCGCTTGGATTGTATTTCTCATCCCACACTTCAGGTAAGGTATCGGAAGCAGTTTTTGTATATTTCCTATAACTCATTTCATCCCACAAATATTAGCCCCCCTTTCTTGGGCTTCCTTATATATTTTACTATACTTCTTATGCTTTGTCAAGACTTTTGTGTAAAATTTTAATAATTTTATAAAAATTTCTTGACAAAGCATATGTTTCATGTTATAATCAAAAATAAGGAGGAATAAGAATGAAACATGAGACCTTTAACAAACTGCTTGACACACTGGAAAGCAGCCGCGTCACAACACTCAAAGAGAAAAACGCACGGTATAGCGACCCTGAAGATGCTTTGCACAATTTCGCACAAGGGGCTGAAATCATGGGGTGTACACCAGCACAATGCGCATGGAACTATGCAACAAAACACATTGTTGCGCTAAGAGATATGATTATACGCAATGATTTTTCAAACCGCGAAGATGTGCTGGAAAAAATCCAAGATATTCAGAACTATCTTAGTTTTATTTATTGCATCGCGAACGACGAAAAAACAACAGAAGCACTGCCAATTAACCCAACCGAAAAAACTTGCGCAAACTGTGAGTTTAGAGACGAGCCGTTTTTTGCAGAGCCTTGCTGTAGCTGCCCCTCTTGTGGAATGAACAAAACGAAAAATGATTTACAGTCAAAAGAAAATTGAACATTTTTTTGAACTCGCAAAAAATGCGTGTTCATACAGCGACTGTAAAAGGGCACGGCTCGGTTGCGTGCTGGTCTATAAAAACACCGTTCTGTCCGTCGGGTGGAACAGTCAAAACAAAACCAGCCCCATACAAAAAGAATATAACAAGCTGCGCGGCTATGACCCAAACGACACTAATGATAGGAGCACCCTGCACGCCGAAATGACTGCAATGCTTAGATGCCGCAACATGGACATAGACTGGTCTAGGGTTAGCCTTTTTGTTTGGAGAATTAAACGCAACGGTGAGCGAGGGATGGCACGTCCTTGCGCCGCCTGTATGGGATATGCAGACAGACTTGGTATTAAAAATTTTTATTGGAGTACAGAGAAAGGATGGGCTTATGAACACAAATAAAAAAATTGAGCGGGTGTATCCATCAGAACTTAAAAAGGGCGATATTATTTTAATTCAGCCCGCTTGCTACGATGATTTGCCCGAATTTGAATTTACTATTTCACAAATTCAAAACGACGCAAACAAAAACTGGATTGTTGTTCGCTCCAACGCAGAAAACAGTGCCGCGTGGTGTTTGGACAAAGACGCGCTAATTGAAAGAGTGGTGCTTGAATGAAGCAGAAAATTAGACTGGACACCATGAGCGATATTAAAAAATTTGTGGAAGTGGCTAATAGGTTGCCATACAAAATCACATTGCAAGACAACGACGGACATTGCGTTTCGGCAAGAAGCATTATCGGAGCGCTTTACTCAATGGAATGGTCTGACATCTATTGCGTGTCAGAAACAGACTTGTCAGCTTATTTCATACCGTGGACACTCTAAAAACGAAAACAAGTAGGAAATCAATCCTACTTGTTTTTTGTTATTTATCAAGATAATCTTTATATCTCACTGGCGCAGGGCTTTCAATAATTTCTGCAATCATTTGTTGGCGCTCAGTGTCTGTCATTCCCTTAATCTGTTGTGTTTTTCCAATCTTCCTCTTAGACTCGGTATTAAGCGCCTTTTTAACCTCTACCAATTCCATCTTTATACTTTTCGGCGCGCCTGTGATTACATTAACACGATAAGCCCCTTTATACTTATGCTCAGTTAATTCATAAACTTTTTTATCCGCAAGAGCATAAAATCTCGGCTTTAATTTGGGCGGTATCCACCGTGCATATTCATTGATGCCAAGTTCTTTCGCGGCAAACACAAAGGCATCCATAAGTTTCTTTTCGAGCGGGGAATTCAGTTCTACATTAACCACTTTCTTAATGGTTACTTTATCAATCTTAATTTCTTCCACAGCGCAGAAGCCGGGGCGAACCATTATCAGCCCACGTCCTTCCATATAGTTTAATTCTCTATTGACCCACTTGGTAAGGATTTTACCCGCCGTCTCCGAAGCCTCATAAAAGCCCTCAAAATCGCGCCCTGTAGAGTTGGAAAGAGCTAGCCTGTTTTTATCGTTTTTCAAAACCCGATAGTTCTCATTGACTAAATATAAACACTCCAATAGTTGCGTGTTTGTAACATAAATACTTTGATTGTGTTTGCTTTCCAACATGGATATAATGAGAAAACTTACAAACTCTTGAAACTTACTGCTGATAGGCAAAAGGGCTTTATCATAAATGCGCTCAATAGTATAATAAATTCCGTCTTTCTTCAGGTCACAGAGCAACTCAAACTCTTTTATTTGGGCGATTTTACTGTTGCCGCTCTTTGGCTTTTGGTCTAAGACTCGGCATAGCTCTTGATAGCTCAGTTCCTTACCTACTTGGTCTTTCATTTTATTTTGAATAACCAACAGCTCTTCATTTGTCTTGCGTTTTGTCATTGACATAATGGATTTTCTTCCTTCTTTCTATTTTGTACATTAACGGCTCGGCGGTATTTGTCTTTTGCTATTTTGTACATTATTTTGCTCTACTATATATATATTTCTAAAGGGACAGTTTAATGTACAAAACGCCGTTTTCTATATTGTCTCACAATTCTTGTACAATGTCAAGCCCTATTTGCTATTTTGTACATTATTTTGCTCTACTATATATTATTATTAAAGAGACAAAATAATGTACAAGTTTTTTCTATATATAATTATATAAGTTTACTTGTAACGGCTTTAACCGTTACGGCTAAGCTGCGCGTAGCTTCCCATCGAGCTTCGCTCCTTCCTCTTTTCCGCAAGGAAAAGAAAAATATGCGGTCAGACTCGGCAACGCCGAGGATGTGCCGCAAAGACTGGGGCGGTGAGGGGGGGCGTCAGCTACCCCCTCTTGTGTTTATAT